TATATCCTGTGAACTTCATAAGTGTTTCTATTTCCTCAAGTTCGTTATAGTATAGTTGTGTTTTAAAATTTTGCATTGTTTTATCACTTCCTTTTTATTTTTTTTTATTTTTCAAAGACTTAAAACAAGTCTTTACATTGGTTATTTTTTGTAAAGTATGTTATGTTTACAACTTCGTATTTATTGTTATTTTGTAAACATTTTACTATAAACTCAGGATAATAGATTATATTTTTCTTATAATCTATACTTTTATAACCTTGAGTGTAAACTGTACTTAAAGCCTTTGCAATATGCTTTAAATTATCATATTGCTTAATTTGTATATTATTATACTTATATATATGTTTATATATTCTTTTTAATTGTATTTTAGTCATTGTTTTTCACTCCCTCTTCCAGCAAGTTCTGTAATTCTTGTTCGACTTGCTGAAACTCTGTTTTTAGTTGTTTTAATTGCTTCATCTTTATTTTTGCATATTCAAATGATATTTTAGTATTATTTTGTTTTAATGTTTTTAAAACACATTCTATATTTATTATTTGTTGCTTTAGTTGTCTTAATTCAGACAACTTTAATTTTATCATTGTACCACTTCCCCTCTATTTAAAATTTTTAATAAGTATAAATAATTATAGTAACCTTTTCCAAAAATTAAAATTTTATTATCTATAAATATTTTAACTTCTTCATCTTCAATTAATACTTCATTTTCCCATTTTAATATCATACTTGCATAGGATTGAAAAATTTTATACTTTTTGTTATTTTTTTTATAGCAAATAATAAATTGATTAGGCACACTTTTTCCATTATTTTCAATATTTTTTACAGTTAAATTTTTCATTTTATTTTCCTCCATTATTTATTTAATATATTTTCTATATTTTTGAGTTTATTAGATAACTCTATTATGTCATCTATTGTATAATAATTATTAAAATTTATGTCTATAAATGATATATCAATGTTATCATTTTTAATAATAACAAATAATGTTACTATTGATTTTATTTTAAATATTACAGTATAATGATTATCAATATACTTTAAATTTTTTATTTCCACTTTTTCATTGAAAAAATAGTTTTTTAAAAGTTTTTCAATTTTTTCAATTTTACCCATTTTTTTCACTTCCTTTATTTTTTTTCAATTTTCACTTTAAAAATTGATAAAACTTGTTTTCTAATAATATCCAATTTTTCTAACCAGCATTTTTTATTTAAGTGTTTTTGCAATACTAACACCACACTATTAATATACCATATTTTAAGATAAAAGTCAAATAATTTTTTCTTTTTCTTAAAATAAATTTTTTTATCAATTTTTATAGTCTATTGATAAAAGACTTTTTATAACCACAACTTATTGTATCATATTTTAAATAAGTTGTCAAATTTTTTTTTACTAATTATTTTTAGTTGCTAGTAAAAACAACTTTTTTGGAGTTTTAATTTTTTTCTTTAGTGTTGTACTCCCCCAACCTCAATAGTAGTATACCATATATTTAATTAAAATTCAATACCATAAACAATTAAATTTTTATTAAATTTTTAAATACTTTAGAATAATAAAAAACTTGCTATTTTCTAGCAAGTTTTTATAATTTTTATTTACATAATATTTTTCTATGTAGTTTATTTAACTCTATCAATATTCTATTATTAATTGATGTTACGTATTTATTTTCTAATAAAAAACTTGTAAACGTACACGCTTTAAATTTGTAACTTGTCGCAAGTTTTTCATATATCTCTAATATATCATTAGAATTAAATTTTATTTTTTCTAATTCGATATATTCAATATTATATATTTTTATTCTACAATAATTTAAGTTACTTTTTAACTTATTAAATTCTCTAACAGTTAATAACTTAATTTTGTCGCCATACCCTTCACTTTTTGCCAATGTTACTACAATATTTTTCATTTTCTTTACCTCCATAATATTTTATTTTACACAATTATTATATACTATATTTTTATAAATTGCAATACCCTTTAAATTAATTTTTAATTAAATTTAAAATACTATACTTATATTATATGTAATAAAAAATAAATTTTAATAAGATAATAGAAAAAAAATTCTATTTTTTTTTATTTTATATTTATATAGTAAAATTTTATTATTCTTTTTAACTCCATTACATTTTATTAAAAAATACTCCATTATAATTTATTTTATTGTTTATTTATTGTATTTATATTTTATATACAAATTAATATTTTATTATCATAGTTATAGTTATAATTGTATTTTTTTGTAAATAAAATTATTATTATATATTTTGAATATATTATTTTATAATTTTAATAAAATAAAAAAGATTGAATTTTTTTTTTCGATATTCAATCTTTTAAATAAATCATATAAACAAATAAATAAAATAATATTAATTATAAAAATTAATTTAATTAAAACTATAATCTATCAACATCAGCATAATAATCTAAATAATAATTATACATCTTATCATATATTATATCTTCATACTCATCTGCATATCTAACTTCATCAATATCATATAGCATATAATTATTATAATTATTAATGTATAATATTGTTAAGTTATGTTCTTCTGCAAACTTTTCTGCTACTCTTAATTTTCTTTTATCCCAACTATCTTTTTTACAAATTAACATAAATTTTGGTTGTACCCCTATCTTTAAAAATCCTTCACTATGATAAGTTAAACCACAATAATCGTGAGGATTATTTGTTCTTAATTCTACATAATCTTCATTAGTTCCAACTAAAACTGCACCTAACTGCTTACTCCACACATCACTTTCAAAAGCGTCCGATAAATCTGAACTGTCATAAACAAATGCTAATTTACATCTAGCATATAAGTTATCGTAAGCATTTACATATCTTTCCTTGTAACATTCAATAAAATTATAGTCAGAAAAATCTGCGAATACATCACAAGCAACTTCCCTATCCTTGCTAGAATATTCGTATTCCAATACTTCCTCAAAACCATATCTTTTATCAGTTGTTTCAGTATTGAAAGCACCTAGCCAACGAACTGGAGCAAGATTTTTAAAACTATTTTGCTTTATTTCATTGTACATATCATTTACATAATTTAATACATCTTTATAATCTTTATTAGTTAATTCTACAAACTTAAATGTATTCTTTTCTTTATTGTAACTTAATAAAAATAATGTATCATAGAAATTGTAATCATCTAAATTATTTTCATAATCTCTTTTATTAATTATAAATTTTATATAATCTTCATTATCATTGTATTCATTAATTAAAATATTTCTAAAATTTTTAAACAATATTTCAACATTTCTAGTATAATCTAAATCCTTACATAATTCTAAATTCAATAAATCATTACATTTTTTAGATAAAGTAACAATAACAGGCTCTTTCATTATATAAATCATTTTTATTCTATCATACATCATTTTAATCTCACTCCTATTATTTTATTTATATTATTTATTCTATATAAGTATTATACTACATTCTTTATTATTTGTCAAATATAATTTTAAATTTTTATCAATTATTTTTAGTTTATTGATATCCTATTAATATAAATTAAAAAGACTAAGCATAAAACATAGTCTTTTTAAATATCTTTCATTTTTATTATAACATTATTAATAATTTTTATTTACATTTTTAAAACTTTAAATATTTTATTTTTTTTTTATATTCTTTATCTTATATTTTTTTGTAATATATACTAACATATTAAAATCTTTATGAATTGCAATAGTATAATCAAGATAATTAAAACTATCTAATTTCATTTTACATATTAAAATTTTATAAATACACACTTCAACACTATCTTTAATATTATAAGTTGTAAAAAATTCATTATATTCAAAATTTTTATTCAATTTTTAAAAAGTATATTTTAAATTTTTAAAATCTTCTCTAGTTTTAATGCTTTCAAACATATTTACGTATAATTTAATTAAATCCCCTAAACTATTTATTAATATACTTCCTGTTTATAATAATTATCTGTATCTTTATTATAATGATATAATAATACGTTAATATTCAATATTTTGCACACATTTAATACACTAATTAATGCTACTGTTAATCCTGTAACATATAATTCCAATTTTCCACTATCGTAGTCCTTTAATTTATTAAATGCTGTATTTTCTAGTTTATCTAAATCTAATGGGTCTATTTCATTTTCATAAATATAGTCCTTTACTGGAAGTTCGTGTCTACCCCTACACAATCCTAATTTAATATTCATCTTTTTATTTTTTTTTTATCTCCTTAATATTTATCCTACATAAATATAATATCATATAAGTTTAGTTTTATCAACTATTTTTTTGAATTTTTTATCTTATTTATTAAAGATAGTGCATATCTAGGGTAATGCCTTTATTTATTATTTCTACCTTACTATGCGATTAGGTGCATACCTTAGGTAATGCCTTTTTAAATTATAATATTATATTATTAATCCAACTCTCTTTAATACTCCTATAATTTCTTTTGATATAGTTCTATAATTCTCAACTATTCTGAAATATTTATCTATATCAACCCTAACCAATTTTTGTGGGTAAAACTTAACCTTTTTACTTTTAACATCAATACAAAACATTAAGAAAAAATCATCATAATCATTTCTTTTGTAATCCACATAAATATCTGTATTCGTAACACCTTTTGAAACAACTTTGTGATAAACTTCATTCTCAATTACAATTTCATCAGGTAAATCTTTTTCTAATTGTTCCTTTATTTCCTTTACTTTTTTATTTAACATTTTTATTCCTCCTTAAATTTAATTATTTTTTTTTAATCATTAAAACATATATTAATAATATAAATAAACTAATTGCCGATGTACTACTTGTTACTGTTAATGAATTTAAATTACTGTTTAAATGTTCACATTTATTCTTTTGTATCTGTAATTCGTTTATTTGTTTTTTAAACTCCTTATTTTCATTTTCTAATATACTAATATAGTTATCCATCCTATTCTCTCCTTTTTTCTTTAATATTATTTCATATTTAATTCTTCTAAACTTTTCCAACCAACATAATCATTACCTAAAATTTTATTACTATTCTCAACAGATAAAACTTTAATATTTTTTAATTTTCTATTTCCAATAAAATTTTCTAGTGGTATGTAATCCCACCATTCACTACCATCATACTCTCTACGTATCAATCTAAATCCTTTACCTTCAATTATTAAATCTTCTGCTACTTTACTAGCACCATAACCATTATCATAATCTGTTTCTTTTGCTAATTTCCTAAATAAATATTTATTAATATAACCTTCTTCTGTTCCTATTCTTAACACATCTTCCCAATCTTTTTCATTTATTTTTAATGTTTCAATAGTTTCTTCCCATAAATTCATATTCAATACCTCCAATAATATCTAACAGTTTGTGTTTTAAAGACTTTAACCACCTGTCTAATTTACTATTTATTTAACTTGCCAGTATCTCTAAACATTTTTAGCATATCTTTTTTACTAATTCTATCGTAAATATTTATATTGCTTGTAAACTTAATAACTTTCCACCATTCGCTACCATCGTATTTTTGTCTAATTAATCTAAAACCTTTACCCTCGATAACTAAATCCACAGGAACATACTCAATACCATAACCATTGTCATAATTATATTTCTTAGCAAATTGATGAAAAACCTCTTTTGGAATAAATCCATCTTCTGTACCTATACTATAAACATTCTCCCATTTCAAACCATTTTCTTCCAACACTCCTACTGTTTCTTCCCACAAATTAATAATACCCATAACTAATACCTCCAATATTATATTATTGAGTTTTATTGACTTTAACTCCTGTCATATTCAATTATTTAAAATCATAATCATTAACATTACTAACAATAAAATCTTTTAATTTTTCACTAATACTTCCATAAACTGTAACACTTGAAATAAAATTTTTATTATCTTCAATATACTTAAATATATCACTTTCAACACCATCACACATAAAATCAAAACCATCTTCAAAATACATAAAATTAATTTTAACACCATTACTGAATAAAAACAATTCATTTCTCATAATTATCAACTCCTTTTATATTTATTACTATTAATTACCAAAGGTGCATTATTAAGGTAATGCCTTATAATACACATTTATTACTTAAAATATATTCCATAAATTATCTTTATTTTCTTTTATAGTTTTATAGATTAAATCTATATCTGTTATTCCAAATGTTTTTAATAAATTTAAACTTTCATATATCTTACCTGTTAATTTCATTTTTTGTGGATAATCTTCAAATTTTTCTACAATATATTTTACATCTTCTGCTTCTTGCAATGTTTCCATTACAATTCCTCTATATAAGTACCCATATTCATCTTTAATAATTTTTTCCATTTCTATCTCTCCTTTATATTTTAATTTTATTTGCAAATATATTATACTATACTTTATTTAAAAAGTCAAATACTTTTTTCAATATTTTTAAACTTTTTTATAAAAATCATCTCCTTAATATAATAAACATATCTTATCTGTTAAATTTTTATCTTTATCATACAGTCTAATAGTTAATTCATACTCAATATGATTTCTTTTCATTAATTTATTTATTTGTAACTGACTTAATTGGTTATGTATTAATTTACCTTTTGAATTTATAACATCTTCAATAACATCATAATATACATTGTCATTATCTTTTGATAACTTTATTAATAAATTATATAATCTTTTACCATCTTTTTCAAATTCTTCTACAAATTTCATTTCCTTTAATGAATTTTTTAATTCTCTCATTTCTATCACTCCTCTAATTTATTTTATAATTTATTGTATCACATTTTAGAATAAAAGTCAATAACTTTTTTCTATATTTTGTTATAATTTTTTTTTACTAATTATTTTTAGTTATTAGTAAACAATAACTTTTATTTTGAATTTAATTTTTTTCATCGTGTTGTTCTCCTCAACCTTACAAAACTATTATACTACATATAAGTAAAAAAGTCAACAACTTTTTTCAAAAATTTCAATTATTTTTTCAAGGTAATAAAAAAAGACTAGATATTAAAGGTATCTAGTCTAAAACTTAACTTTTCAAGGTAGGTTACTCTCCTACATCTTTACACTCCACATATAACGTTTTACATATATAGTTTCTTCCCACAAAACTAAAATATTAAACCCTTTAAATTTAATATATAATAAGCCTTGTCATAGAATTTACTTCAAACTACTCTACTTATCAAGTTTTTATTTTATAATTAATTGTATCATATAAACTATTTATTATCAAGTAATTTTCTAACTATTCAAATATTTGTTTTATTCTATCATTCATTCTATTTTCAAAATGTTCAAAATGTATCTCTACATTTCTTCTTGCTACTTGATACAATTCAACATCTTCCTGACCATATTTTGATAAATCCTCTAAAAGTATTATCATTAACTTTAAAGTAGTATCTAATTCTTCGACTATATACTGCATATAAAGTTTTAACGTGCTTTTATCTATATATTCTTTCATCTGGAAATATGTGGACTGTTTCTTATCCTCAAACTTTACTTCTATTTCATTTCTTATAATATACCAATTCTTATATAAATTATTTCTTTCAATATAGTTTATTATAAGTGTCTGTAAAGTCCATCTAATTTTATTAGTCCTTAATACCAAGTATTCTTCAAGCCCTTTACCAATCAACATATTCTTATTTGATTTTTCAAAATACTTTCTTAACTCGATTAACATAAGAGTATTCTCCTTGAGATAAGGTATACCATATCTCCACATACCTATTAAAATACTAAACATAAATATAAGGCTTAATCCGTGATTTTCAGTAAAAATAAATAAATCTTTTGAAAACTGCATAAGATGTAACCTCTCTTTTATCTATTTTTATTTTCTAAATTATTTAATTCCTTAATTTTTCTCTTTGTAATAAATCTTTCAATCCCAACAGCAATCTTATCGCTGTCTATTAAATAATCTACAAAAGGTTTAACAGGTAATGGCATAATATTTAATATGCTTAATTCTATAAATGATATGGCTTTAGTCAATTTTTCCCTGTTAGTATTTTGAGATAACTTATCTGCAAACTCTACACCTAAAGGTACTAATTTTTTAATTTTATTGTTCAAGTATAGTTTACTTCCAAAAATTGATATAATTAATATAAAAACAATACTTACTATTGTTACTAATACATCTAATCCCATATAGTCCTCCTTTAAATATAATTTATTTAACTAATGAAAAATATTTAGCAATACCATCTGCTATTGCTTTTGCATATTCATTTTTCTTTTCCTTACCTACTTTAAAATCCTCATCATTATCTATGAAAAATGGCTCAATTATTACACAAGGTGCATTAGTCTTTCTTAATAAGTATGACCCTCTATCCCCATTTTTAATAGGCTTTAATCCTCTGTCTGTCAATTTTAAAGTTTCTAATACCTTATCTTGAATACATTGTGCTAACTCTTGTCCTTTTTTGCTTGTATTCCAATATAATACTTCTGTTCCGTGTGCATAACCATTATAAGCATTGCAATGCAAACTAATTAATACATCATATCCTATTTTATTTAACAGAAATACATTCTCTACTGAATTATATCCACGATTATAAATATCTACTCTATAATCATATTTATTCAATTCTTTCTTTACCTTGTCTGCCAAGTCTGTATTATAACCTAACTCTGTTTCATTTGTGTGTGGGTTGACTGCTCCACAATCATTTCCACCGTGTCCTATAATTACACATACATCTTTACTCATTTTATTTCTCCTCTTGTTTATTTAAATTTTTATAAAATTAATAAGAAAAAGGTGCATTACTAAAGTAATGCCTTATTTAATATAATAAATAAATCCTGCCCTTGCCAACAGTTCTCTATCCCCTTTAAAATTATCCCTGTAATTTATATCTGCATAAACATTACTTCTATTATAATCTCTTTTATAATCAATAATATTGAAATTTAATTTATTATTATTTTCATAATTTGAATTGATTTTTTGATTTTCTAAGGGAATACCTTTATCAATTATCTTATCAACTATTTTTTCAGTACCTTTTTCAATAACTTTATTTACACCTACAATAGAATTTTCCTTTATTTTATCTGCTCCATTGTAGGCTTTGCTAAACCCTTATATTTCTCTTTATTTAATTCTCTTTCAATTTCCTTAGCAATCTGTCTACTGTCTATAAGTTTATCTGCTAAACCTCTAAGACTGCTAGGCAAAGCATTTAATACCTTATTCTCAACAGTAATTACTGCTTGATACAATCTTTCTTCATTAGTCTTTTCCCCTTTTAAAATATCCCCTAATGCAATACCTTCAGGAATAAATTTAAATATTAATTTATTTACTTTACTATTTAATGTGAACATAAACAATTTGGCAATACCTTTTGAAACACCTAAACCAATAAATCCTAAACTGAAAATACCTAGCAATGTTGTCGCATTATCTGTAATGAATTTTAACATTTTATACCTCCGTTAAATTATCTTTAATAAATTTTTCTTTTCTGTCAACTCTATTTAACCAGCCCTTTAAAAAATCCTTTTGAGTTGGATTATACTTAACAATATTATGATAAAACTGTCTTTGTTTTTCGTGATACAATATTAAAAAGTCATCAACATTAACACTATTCAATGCTTCCAAAGACTGTTTCCCAAATATACCATCTACACTTAAATTATAACCTAACTCATTTAATGTTACCTGTGCTTTCTTAGTACCCCATCTACCACTATTAACATAAAAATCTAATATAGATAGTTTTATTCTGTCATCTTTAATTTCATTTATTCTAGTTTTAGTGTAATATTTATCATAATATATTTCTTTTGCTTTTTCCTGTGTTAAATTTCTCATATTTCCAGTATAGCCACACTCTCTTGCTCTCTCTTTAGTTATACCCCAGTTAGTTTCCCCACCTTTATCGTGCCTGTCATTAGTATACCCACCTTCAACAGATAGAATATACTTAAAATATAAATCAAATATCTTTTCCATAATTAACCTCCTGACTACTGTCTAAAATAATCATATACATTAATTTCTTTTAACTGTTCCAATGTATATTTATCTAGTCCTTGTAAAACAGTTTGCTCTATCAATTCAACTTGTTCTATATTATTATAAATTTCATCACTTATTTTATTAATAATATCATCAGTTGTTTCAATAAAGATTATTTTATTGTCTGATTTTCTTACCTTTATCTTAAATTTATTCTTGTTTAATATTTTCATAAGAACTAAATTACTCATAAACATTCTTCTATCCAGTTCACTGTTTATAAACTTGACTTTCTCATTACTGCCATCAATCTGCACATCTATTTCAATTTCCTGATTTAAGTTATCTTTTTTAGCAATTTCTAAATCCCTTAAAATATAACCTTTAATTGTACTTTTTTCATTATTTTTCTTCGCTTCAAGCAATACTGTATCAATTTTAAGTTCATTGTTTGAATATACATAGCAATCTAACTTACTTAAATCAATATTATCCTCATCAACTTCAACAGACTTGTCATAACTAATTTCATTCGATATGCTGTCCTTGAAATAATAATTTCTAGGTCTGTCATTAACAATTTCAACTACAATTTTTCTTCCCATTATAAATTTTCCTCCTGTTAAAATATCACAATTTTTGTTATGCTCAATGAATAGTTAAGCCCATTATAGAAGCCTAATATAACCTTATTATAATCATCAACCATAACCCTGAATGATTTAGTTATATCATTCTCAACATACTGATTACTTACATAGACACTATTCTTAGGCATTAAATAAGTATCTATAATACCTTTTATACCACCATTCCAAGTATAAAATTTGCTTGAACTTGTATTATATAAGTTATCATCACATACATAAAACATAATACAATTATATTCATATCCATTGACATAACTTGCATAATTAAATTTTTCTATTCTTGCAGTACCACCACTTGAATTATTTAAAATATTCATCTTACCTTCAAATATTGTCTTTACAGGTCTTACTACAACATTGTCTACATATAATTTATTATTTTCAAATTTATTAGTACCACTAAAAGTATTGTTACCATTCATTCTTGCATAATAACTTAAACTATTACTTATACTACTAACAGTACCACTTAAACTACTTAATTCATAACTTCTTGCATAAGTATTACCTAAATTGTTATATTGATTAGACAATGTTTGGTAATAACTGTTCAAATTTGAATATTGAGAGTTCAAATTGTTCACATTTGAAGATAAATTACTGATATTACTATTAATTTGACTTAAATCTGAACTACCTGTATTACTCTTTAATTCTATAATTTTAGATTTAATTTCATCAATACCTGATGTAAAGTCAGTCTTTGATGTATAACTTGAAAACCTGTTATCCACATCATTAATTTTATTCTTATTATTCTCAATTTTAGTATTTAGTTCATCAATTTTACTGTCAGATACACCTGAACTATTACTTTTCAGTTCAACACCATTCAATAATAATTTACTTGCTTTAAAATTAATATTTTTATCATCAATACCAATCAATATATTATTGTCATCATCTTCCTTAATCAATTCATTATCCTTTAATTTAAATAAATCTGAATTAATTGAAGATAGTTTAGGCAAAGTAATATTACCACTAAAATCAACATTTCCATAAAAACTTGTACTACCATTAAATAAATTTGTACTGTTGATAGAATTTGTACCCTCTATTTTTACATAACTATTATTTATCTCGCTTGAAAAATCTGAAAACTTGGAATTTAAATTGGAATTATTTTTTAAGTTAAAAGAACTTTCAAAAGTATTTAACTTATTATCAATAGTATTGTTAAATCTATTATCAATATCAAGTTCTGTAATTTTACTGTTCATTTTATTTTCAATATTTGAATTTATATTATTCAATATATTTGTTTCTATACTATCTACTTTATTCTTTAAAACATCATTTACCTTACTTTCAATATCGCTAGATTTTACATACTCATCTAAATTTAAATTACTGCTCCCCCCACCATTAGTAATTAATTCATTCAACTTACCATTAATAGTTGAAATAGTTGTATTTAGGTTGTTTATACTGTTATTAAAGTCATTAACATTAACAGAATTAGATAAAGTATTCTTTATCTCGCTAAGTGAATTTTCAAGTTCAGTTTCATCTATATATTTATTAACATCAATCTCTAAATTACTTAATTTATTTTTTAAACTATCAATATTTTTATTAAGATTTTTTAACTGAACATCACTAATATTACCACTATCGCTCCCATTAATTACTTCAGTAACACTATTTAACTGTTCAACTATATTAAAAATATTCATAGTCTTTATATTATCATTATCTCTTAAATTCATTTACCCTCCTTTATAAAATTATCTAGGAACAAACTTTAATCCTTTTATTGAAAATTTAACATTAAATTTATTATTATTAATATTATTCGTAATATTTCCACCTAAATAATCTAAATAATCTCCAATAGTCCATCTTCTATAATTTAACATAATTACATCATTTTCAAAAAATGTAAAAGAAACATTTTCATCTCTATCATTTACATTAAAATTATTTTCATTATTATCAATAATTAAAATATCTTTCCCCAAATCTATACTTAAATATGATAAGATAAATCTAACTATATCATTTTCACTTTCACTATTACCGTTAAAATTTTCAAACTTTAATATCTCTGAATATGAAGAACTATATTCATCTCTTATACAATTAAAAAATATTTTTTTACCATTTATACCAATTAATCTTATATTTTCTCTATAATCAACTATTAAATGAATTTTATAATTATCAGAAATTTTTTTTAATTTCTTAAAATTATTTTTAAAATATTCACTAAACTTCTTATAACCATATCTCTCTTTAAAACCCCTACCTAATATAACTCCAAAAAAATATAAATCATCTCTAGCAGTATAATAAGCATAACTTAATTTATTATCATAACCATTAACAATAGTTTTTTTTATTTTTTCATTATCAATATTTGAGTATGAAATATCCAATGTAATTGTTTCTTCAAAATAATATGAAAAAGAAGATTTTTTTAAATATTCAGATATTTCATTATTATTTTCTATATTTTGATTTTCATTATTATCACTACCACCTTTAAATTCTTGCCCATTTAAATATAACTTACCATCACTTGATTGTAAATTTAACTTTCTTTGACTATTTCCAATATTTATATTATCATTGTCATCACTAATTACTTGGTTAGAATTTATTTTGTATTGATTAGTATTTAAAGGGAAAGTAAATGTATTCTCCTTATCTTTATATGCAATATTAGATATGTTTGATAAGTTTTGACTTGTTAGAAATTCTGTATCAACTCCATTAACTTGTATTTGTGTAGTTAAAAAATTAAGTTTTTTTGTATTATCTCCTAATGAAACTATATCATTATCTTCATTAATATATTTATTTTTTGCTATAATGTTTTCATTATTCAATGTATTTATAGTTTCTACTAAACTATTCTTTAATAACTTTATATTATTATTTAAGGTATTAAATGTTTGATTATTTAATATACCTCCCCATTTATTTTCCTGTAATTTTTGTAAATTAGTATTCTCTGATGTACTAGGTAAAACTAATTCTGTATCTACTTTATTTAAGTTTGTTAAATCTATCTTTGACAATATAATTTACCTCCTCTCATATTACATATCTCCTTCTATTGCTAAACATTTAACTGACATAGCATTTTGATATTCGTGTAATTTTATTGGTTGCGTCCATATATTCATATAATGAACTACAACATTTTCATAACCTCTTTTAAATTGTAAATTTCCTACTGGTCTAAACCCAAAAGCACCACTCCAACCTCCAGTATTCACATCTCCACACATTATATTCTGCATATATTGATTATTTCCATTAATTCTATATCTTCCTAATATAGTTCCACCTATAAATACATCAAATCCACAATCCCCTACTAAACCATTATTTTTACTTAAAAATTCCATCATAAATGAAAAAGCATATATAGTACCATTATGAAAATGATTTTCTATTGTTGGATTATATTGATTTCCACTCCATTTAATTAATCCATTATCCCAATAAACATTTTGTGCTGCAACCATACTTGATACAACTTTATACTGATTATCCCCCAAAGGATTGGCATTAAATATATAAGTACCTTTATTTGAGTGGCTACCCCATAAAAAACTGTTCATAGTTGTAAATACTCTTTCATTACTCCAAGCAATATTATGTTGCTGTTCTCTTAAATTTAATATTCTGCCATCCTGTACTACATATTCTGCTCTCTTTTGATATGTATTAATCTTTAACCACATTCTATGTTACCGTTTGTTGTATATATAACTGTACAACCCCTTCTATATTTCTCCAATTTATATTAAATGCCCTAAAATTACATTTTATAGGCAATGAAGCCCCATTATATATATAAAAATTACTATCAAATGCTATAAAATCTGCTAAAAATATATTCCCTGTCTGTCCGTTACCACTTGGGTCTACATTATTTATATATAAATCTCCTAATACATCACTATAACACTTAACTTGACCATACCACGTATTTGCACGTACATCTGCATTTACGTGAAAAGAAAATCCAAAACCTTTTACATTGCTATAAAAACCAAGATGTCTTGTTTCTCCTGAATTTAAAAAGATATAATAATTACGACCATCAAAATCTCCATACTCTGTACAAGCCTGCACCCAACCTCTGTAATTATAATTACCTAAATCTTCAACTATTGCACGTAAGCCACCTGTAACAATACCATCTGCCCTAGCACTAGCAACTGCACCAAGCACCATAAAGTTCCCTTCCACTATCGGAAAAAAACTTCGTAAATCTATTTGTTGTCCTGAATAACAGTTTATTATCTTACCTTTTTGTACGTTTGCTATTCTGTTCCAACCCATAAAAATCCTTTCATCTATTAAATATAAATTAAAAAATCTACTTCAAATATACCCCAAAAAGCCTTAAAAGTATAGATAACATCATTTCCCTCTCTCCTTTGATTAGTCAAGGCAAATTGTGCTATACCTATTGACTTATTATACATCTTACTTATTATAGACCTTATATTACAAAATACATAAGCACCGTTTCTACATCTTATATCTACTGTCTGTTCGTGCTGTAATGTCATATTATACATTCTTGTATATGCAAAATACTTTCTAACTGTTACCCAATAACCGTTAGGGAGACCACTCTTGATATTCAATAGTACCTGCACCTATTATAGTTCTCTTACCATTACCTTCAACTATAATATATCTGTTAGCCGTTACTTTACCATTAAATTGTGTATCTGAACTAAATGTTGTATTTCCATCTACTTGAATTTTACTACCTTGTATTCTAACACCTTCATTACTTAAATTTATCTGTGCCACTACTTCATTTTTTCTAACATAATTACTCATATCAATCTTACTTACTTGTAAATTTATTTCATTTTTAACTTGAGTAAATCTAGTTTCAATTTGGTCTTTAAAATCATTAAAATCTTTATTTTTAACCATATCTCCACCAATAGTGCCACCACTAACCATTTCAATACGATTGGCTCTTATTGTCAAACCATAATAGGGGTCATAACTCATATAACCACCGTGAGAGCCATCTCCTATATAAATACTATTGGACTTTAAACCATAATCCTTACTACTACCTTCTGCTATAAGGTATACAATAACATCTCTATCAATTAAATTATCTTCATACTGTGTATTAGCCAATTTTCTTTGAATTACTTGTAGTCTATACTTAGTTGTTCCTTTATCCACATAACTAAATGGACTTACATACATATACTCATCTCCTATTCTAACAATAAGATAAGTTTCATATAATGTATTCTTAAATAAACTTTCTGCATAATTGCTTGAGTGTTCTCCTCTCAACTCTACATCAATTAAAGGGTCATTACTTGTTTCCAATGTATGCAGTCTAAATTTATCTACTGCAATTATTTTTCCAATAATCTTACCCAATCTTTCATCAAAAAATTCAATCCTGTCTACATACTGTTTTATATTTGTATTCTCCTGCTGTATTCCACTATGGTTAAAAGTAGGGTCTGTCAATGGATTAAATTTTTCTATCTGTGAAAACTTTAAATCTAATAACTTATAATCCTTATTATACACATTTAATAATGTATATTCTATCTTCCTATTATTATCAAATGTAATTGACTTACCAACAACTAAAAATAGACTGTTTGTATCTATTCCTGTAACTGTTTCATCACTAACTGTAACTAAATCATATAGTTCTAATTCCAGTCTTTTTAATGTATTTACTGGTATTACATATTTAATACTTTCTACATCAGTTCCTTTATATGCACTAAATACATAACTTAATAATTTTCTAGTATACTGTTCATTAAATATAGTTCTTTCAATATTAAAAGGTTTTTTACCATCATATAATTTAATACTTTCACTATCGCTATGATAAAAATTATTATTTTCTTGTACGATAGGATTTAATTTTATATAGTAATTTTGAATATAAATTAAATCTTTAACACTAATTTTAGCATACTCTATATTAGTAAATAATGGATTGTTAAAATGTAATAATGCTTCCCCATTCCAATTACTAACAGCAACACATCTTATTTCAATTCCACCTGCTCTCATCTCCTTGAATTTAAGTTTTTCGTGTGCCGTTGCTTCAGGCAATGTTCTTACTGGAAATAATATATCATTAGGCTCTAATAATATATTAGTAGTTTTCTGTGTACTTTTTAATGCAATATCCCCTATTATCTCTCCACTACCTGTTTCAAATGATATTTTAGGTAAATCTTTCAAATATACATTAGGTCTTAAAGTATTTACAAATTTACTAACTATTTCTGTATCATTTTCATTAGGATTAGTTATCTCTAATTTAAACCCACTATTGTCAAATGTATCATAAATAGGTAATCCCTTACTGTTTATACCACTTTGACTTAATCTAGTAGCATTTACAAACACATCTAGCCCTCTTTGGCTTTGTTCCCATTCCTTTTCATATAATAAGTGAGTTCCACCAATCCAAGTTCCTATTATGTTATCAACACCTAAATAATTTCCTGTATATTCTAAATCTTTCAAATTCTTAGGGCTTCCAAATTGTAATGTTAAAGATTTGTTAAGATTAATATGTTCTGTTCCATCATCATTCAATACAATAGGACTTACTGGTATTTCCAAGTTATTAGTAATTGCATTTTTATTCTTAGGACTTTGCTTACTTAATGCAAATACAGTTGGTAAATTCCCCTGCACATAATAAAATGTATAATTTCTAGTATTATTAAATCCTAAATCAAATAGCCATTTCCCCTTACCAAACTCTAACAATCCTGTATCATTAAGAATTTCTATTGGCATAAAAGTAACTGTATCTCCTTGTATTTCCAAAGGATTGCATATAAACTCTATACCAGTAACATTATCTTTTAACATACAAACACTAGGTGTACCATATACATCAAGACTTACCTTACTTGCTATATGGCTATCCTTAACAACAAATTCTTTAACTAAATAATTTCCACTATTTATTGTAACTAAAAGTGTTACAGTTATATTTTTATTATATTTATAGTTTATTCCCTTATCTAAGTCATAATAAGGAAATTGTCTTGTATATTTTATATTTCCATAATTAAAAATTAACTGGTTATCATCACTAATTGATATATCAGTTAAGTTTCTTACATCATCTAATATTATATCACTTCGTAACTTATCTCCACCTAACACCTCACTAAATACATATAAGTGTCCTCTAGGTGTGAATATTACCCTTATCCCATTACTTGATAATAATTCAATTATTTCTTGATATGTAGAATAGTTGCTCATAGCCAAGTTTTCTATGACTGGATATTCACTTTCATTGATATGCTTGAAATATATTTTTTCTTTTGGTATTTTAAATAATTCACTTAAAAATTCCCTAAGTGTTTTATTCTGTTTAAAACTTTTCTTTACTAAATCCTTATTCCAATAACTTCCTAACTGGTCTACAATATTAAGTGTTATCTGCCTTTTATCATTCAAGGACTTGCTAAAACTAACTTTCTTTAAATATCCTCTAAATGTTAGAATAACCTTATCATCATAACCTTCAAATATGAATACTTTAGTCTTATACAATGAATAGTTGTATTTTTGAATTGAATTAGATAACATATTCCATTGTTTTATATTATCCAATAATCTAACATAACCACTACCAAATGTTACATTAAATGGATTGTTCATTACATCCATTTTACTTGTATATTGATAATTTGTAACTTTCATTGTAAATTCTTCAACTGAATATACTCCATCTCCAATAAGTAAATCAGTCAAAGGTGTTTGGTTGTATGCTCTCTCAACTTCTAATTCAGTCTTTCTATCTGTTTGGTTAGTCTTATATGTTTTAATTTTTACAATTTCAGTACCTACCACGAGTAATTGATTAGGCTCTATATAAGGATAATATCCATCTATAATTAAATTTCCTTGAGGAGTTATATCAACTAAAAATGTATCAATATTTAAAGTTCTATTCTGTTTTATATTATTAACATAAATTCTAAAACTTTCTGTATTACTTCCATTATACTCCTCTAAACTTTTTATTCCATACGTTTTTAACATAGATATAACCCCCTCTTTTAATAATTTTAATTTTCTAATCTTAATGTATTTAATTTTATTCCATATTCTTTATCTAAAATTTCAATAATAAATTTCTTACCTTTTTCAGTCCATTTTAAATTATGTACTGTTTTATTATCTGAAATTAATGTTGTATCATACTGTGCATAACCTTTATCTTGATATTTTGCCTTAATATACCACTTACCACCTTTTTTATATTGAATATCTAAACTTTCTAAAAGTTTATTCAACTTAATGGCACTTAATCCTAAATCTTTTGCAATCTGTGATACAGTCAATAAACTATCACTTTTTAAAACTTCTTTAGTATATTTTGCTTCTACTTCCAAAGGTTTTACATATTCATCTTCATAATTACTTAATGCTAACATTCTTTCATTTTCTGTATTAGCATTTATTACTTTTAATTGTAATAATTCTTTTCTTGAAAATGTAACTTGTTTTTGTTTCTTATATTCTTCTTCACATTTAATAAAATATAGTCTTGCTTGTTTGCCTTTTTCATTATTTTCTAGCATTGCCAATTCTTTAGCCATTGATAATTTTAATATATGTTCATTTTCTAATGTATATGGATTTCTCGGATTATTGGTTGCTCTTTTTTGAGCCACCAAAACAAAATCAATATTTTCAATAAATTCATACTTTTCAATTTTTCTCTTTATCCAATCTTTATACTTAGTTTTCACTTCCAAAAACTCATATAATTCTCTACCACTTACAATTTGTTCATTACTTTCATTAATACTAACTTTAATTAAATCTTCCATTTTTCTATTCTCCTTATATTATAATTTATTTTATAATGTATTTTTCAACATTACTCCATAATTATAACACAACAAATAGAATAAGTCAATACTTAATATTATTTAAAATATTATTTTCAAACTGTAACTGTATGCTTACCTGTGTTTCATTCTCATCTTGATAATCTAAACTTTCATTTACACAAGCAACCCTATAATAATTATCTCCTACTTCCGTTTCAATATCTAAAACACCATTCAATATTATATTCTCCAATACTGGAATATCTTTTTTATTTAAAAAAATAACATTAACAGTTATTATCCTATATGTACCATTGTTAAAAGTATAACCTGAGCCTGCTAATGTTCTCACTTTATATGAATTATGTATTTTAGTAGTAAAAGACAACTTGCCTTCCAATGTTATGTTCCTGTTTTCATTTGATATTGTTATTAACATTTTTTAACTCCTTACACATTACACAATTCGTACCAAATATAACCATTCTTAGTTGCCTTAGATATATAAACAATATCTTTATCTCCATTTATTGTATAATCTATTAAGTTTCCATCTTCCATATAACTTCTTGAATAGTCATCATTAGCCTTACAATTATTAATTATTGTAATTTCCCCACTCAATGTATCATATACAATAAATCTAAATCTTACCTGTCTATTTAATATTCCTGCTAAAGTTAGATTTCCACCACCATATAATCCGTGTCCGTAAAGTCCACTACCATAATTCCCTGTACTTTCTTCCTCTGCAATATTTCTAATCTTTATATTTATTTCTGTCCTAAAATTTTTACTTTTTTTATGAATTGCTTTGTCATTCTTTACTGAATTAATTTCAAACAATTCATTATTGCCTCTTTTTATATCATATCCATTCATTATATATGAGAGATTAAAGTAACTTCGTGCAACCTCATCTAAAGGGTCTACCTTATCAAATATTCTATGGTCTATATGTTCAACTATAAATTCTATATCATTCACATTTGTAACCTTTTTAGCCATTAATATTTGTATATTATTTAAATATTGATAATCTAATATATTTCCACCAATACTTATTTTTTTCAATGTCTTGTCAAATGTATAATTCTCTAATTTTTTACCATTAAATTTAACTTCCAATATTTCATAATCTGTCAACATATCATTTAAATTTTCAAACATATAAGTAATATCTTTCTCCTGACTTAACATATCCAATACTTTATAATCTTTATAAACATAAATTTTATTATCCTTATCAATAGGTATTAATAAATCTAAATCATCTTTCCTATCTTGAATAACATATATTTTATCTTTCTGTTTTAATACTACATTCTTTATTATTGAATTTAATACAATTCTTTTTAAATATATAACATTTTCAAAATCATTCTCATAAATACTTTCAGTAGTATTTACTTTACTTAAATATATTGTATTTAAGGTATTATCAAACTCATTTAATATCTTACTATCTTTATAATCAATTAAATAAAAGTTTAAATTTCTTGATGTACTTAAAATTAAATCTTTATTTTTCATTATATCCTCCTTAGTATATTATATCTTATAAAAGAGTAGTTTTCACTACTCTATGATACAATTTTCTTTTAACAATTTATGGATAAACTCTCTACCTTTTTGTGTCCATTTCATTCTAGTATAGTTCTTATCATTTTCTTCATCTAAAATAGTTATTTCCTTTACTAATCCCATATCTTTATATTTTGAATACAAATGCCATTTCTTACCTTGCTTGAATTGAACACCTAATCCATTCAATATTTTATTTAACCAATTAGCAGTCTTACCAAAATCTTGTGCAATTTCCCTAACTGTCAAAGTTCCATCACTTTCTAATACTTTATCGTGATATTCAACTTTTGGTCTATTTTCTGTATTCTCTTTTAATAATTTTTCTCTTTCTTCCTCAACTTTAACTAATTCTTTTAATGCTTCAAGATAAGTTTGTGGTAATTTTTGTGATTTAATATAATTTCTCATCTTTTCAAACTCATTAATATATGCTACATTTAAATCAAAAGCCTTTGATACAGCAGAATTATACCCACCAATTAGTTGTGCAATACCTTTTTCTGTGATTAGATAATTTCTTACTATTCTACCATTCAAAGCCTTATAATTATGGGGTATATAGAATTGGGCGGAAAGTTTCGCCGAATTAAATTTGCTCACATAACCATCTATTTTTCCTAATAAATCTTTATGTAATACTCCTAATTCTTCTGCCACTCTATTACTTGTTGTTACTAAAACTCCATTTACATTTTCAACTTTTACTTTAATTAAATCATTCATCATTACTCTCCTTATAATATTTAAAAGTATAGGCTAGATAGTTTACCTAACCTATCTTTATTTAATATATCATACTTTTCTTATAAAGTCAAGTTATTTTTTAATGAATAAATCCACTATCTTTTAACATCTGTACTAAAGGTGCAAATAAATTTTGTGCCAATATTTCCTTACTTAATTCATCTGCCACAATAGTTCCTGCATTAATATCTGTTGTAAATGTGTAATTATTTGTAACCGATTGACTTGTACCTGTTTCATATTGTATACTCTCATCAACATAGTCAATATCTCTGTTAGCAGTAAATAATCTTTGGATAGCACTTAATCTTTCCCTGTCATTTTCAATACCAACAGACAACCCTTTATAACCATTTGCAAGATTTACTATATCACTTATTGAATTAGTATCAGTTGCATTAGTCAATAAACTATTCATTTTAAATATTGAATTAGCATATTTTTGATTGATAAGATTAGTTGTCATACTTTCCCCAAGTTTTTGGAAAAGGTTATTACCAAAATTATTTATAGTATCTTCAAGACTTCCACCTAGCATAGTCGACTTAATACTATCTATTGCAGTTGTCAATCCATTATTCATATCCTTAACAATATCAGTAATGTTACCACCTAAAGCAACCCATCTCTTAGCAAGGTCTATTGTAAAGTTCTCTGTTTCCCTTTGCTGTCTTTTCAATAGTGCCATATTATCAATAAGCCCTTTAATGCTTCCACTAACATTGCTAAATTCTCCAGTACGAGTAACTACATCATATATTTCATCTGCCAACCTGTTAAACTCATCAGTTAAAGCCTTAACAGTATTTCTTCCACTACCTACATTTTGAATAAAAGCATTTAATGTACCTTGTATAAATTTACTTCCAGTATCAAATACCTTAGTACCATTCATAACATTTTGGTATATTTGATTATAGTAATCACTCCACATACTTTCATTTACTCTACGATATTCTGTGATATTACCTTTTTCATCCTTAACTTCCTCTGTTTCAATACCATAGTAGTTACCAAATAATCGTTTAGTAGTCTTGCCTTCCTTATCCAAAACAGCCTTAATATTTTCATAGAAATTAATAAGTGCCAATGTATCTACTTTCTGTTGTCCTGTCGGCATAGCCTTAGCAGTTTCCTTTAAGTTATTTATAATATTATCAATTTCATTATCACGGCTATGGTCTATTAATAAGCCATCTCCCTGTAATGTTCCTTGCCCATTAAAGTATTTAATAAATTCACTTGCTGTCAATTCTCTTGAGCCATCATTTAATCTACGTTGTAAATAAGCATTTAAACCATTATCTATTGGCAAACTCATTATACGTTGTTGTTTTCTGCCACCTCTAGCAAACCTACCAAAAATTGATTGTTCAGGGTTGTTATAGTAATACATATCCCCATAAGTTCCCATAAGGTTTACATTACCTTGCATACCTAAAAGTTTTTGTGCTAAAGTAGTATAAGCAAATTCTAAATCCATTCTGTTGTTAAACTGTCTGCCACCAAACATACTGTCATTTAAGTTATATGATTGAGTAAAGGCTTCAACTGTGTCATATTTCTTGCTTCCAAGCAATCCCCCACCTTTTTTCTTTTTCTTGCCAACAGTACGAGTTTCATAAGCAGTTCCACCTATGACATCTTTACCTGACAATGCAAACTTAACAGAACGAGAAATAGCGTCATTTACCCCAACTCTAGTAGTCCACTTAGCCTGTTCACTCATAGCATTAGCCATAGTCTTTAAATATCTGTTTCTATCTTCTGCCAACCAAGTCAGTTTCTGTTGCGATATTTGTAAAGATTTTTGTTGGTCTGCTTGAATTTTAGCCTGTGTGCCACCTAAAATTCCACCAACTAAACCTAATCCTGCACCTACTAAACTACCTGTCAACCCCCAACTAGAGCCTTGCATAGCACCACTTAAAGCACCTTGAATACCGAACCCCATACTGCCACTAAACATACCACCCATAAATGATGACTGTGTCTTATAGTCATTATCTATTTGTGATAATTTATTCTGTAATATCTGTTCTTCAATTTTTCTTCGTTCTTCAGTAGTTTCTGCCATCTGTAAATTAAGTTCCAATACTTTTTGCTGTATTTCAAGTTGTTTTTTCTTATAATTAAGTTCCTTTTTAAGCATACCATCAAATACGATAGCAATATGCCCTATTGTATTGAATTTACTTAGTTTTTCTTCCTGTTCTTCTTTTTTCTTTTCTTCTGCTGTTTTTTCTGGAACTTTAGTTATAGGGTTATCATACTGTGCCTGTAACATTCTTTGATTAAAATTCTTGCTTAAATATGAAATATCAGAATACAATTTAGAATTTTTATTATTGGCAACCACTTCAATTTCAATAGGTTCTTCTTGATTTTTTTGTAACTGTTCCTTAGGCACTAATCCTACACTATTACCCATAGCCATTGCAATAGGTCTTAAATATTCTCCTGCTTTATCACTATTTAATAATTTCATTACTTCGGTATTATTTAAATTTGCAATTTCTAAAATACCCCCAACTATATTTTTATGCAAATATTCTTGAGATATTTCATCCGCCTTAGTTGCAACTGTATAGCCCCAATGACCCCATTTACCATCTCTCTTATAATAATTAGTATCAATATTTTTACTACCACTATTTGTAAATATATTTTTACCTTTTGTTTGCTTATCCAATTCTAATGCAAAATTTAAATCTTCAGGATTATCAGGATTAGCAACAAATTTATATCTGTTATCTTTTTCTCCTTGAGTATCTAAATGTATTGCCCAAGCACCTACTGTATTTTTATCATATTGTGCAAATTCTGTACCTATTTTCCCTTTTCTTCTGTATAAGTCAACTCTTAACTGGTCTTCTCCATAAATTTCAAGTAATAATTTTTTAAGTTTTTCAGTTATTTTAATTGCTTCATCAGTTTCTACGTAACCATTAGACTTTGCTCCAGTATCTTCGTGTCCTTGAAATAACGTAATTACTTTTTGATTATTATTATTGTTATTATTATTATTAGAATTTTCTTCAATACCTACTGTATCCTTAGCATACTGTTTTACAACAGGGTCGCCATAATCACTAACTTCTGCACTAGCACTTAAATACTTATCATTAATAGTTAAAATACCTTGTTGCAAAGCATTGTCATATACCATTAATACATCATTAGCATTAGATACTATATTATCTTTATTATTTTGTGTATGTAAATTGTTAAAATATTCATCATTAAAAAATCCACTATCTTTTAAATTTTTTACACCAGTATTAAATACACCTTCTTTTGCTCTACCATTAGTTGTATTAACACCATCAATAAAATGTCTAGGATTATTTGTCAAATAAACATCTTTTATTGCTTTTCTATCAAAATCCTTGACCTTAACATTATCGCCTAAAATATTCATTTTAGCAGCATAAGCGGGCAATAAATGTGAATAATAACCGTTAGCAAATGAATATGTTTTAGCACCTTGCTTTTTCTGATATTCTACATTTTCAATCATTCTATACAACATTACTAAAGCATTTTGCTTAGGGTCAGACCAACCTTTAGAAAAATCTTTACTTATCTCTACCCCAAAAAACTTAGATATTTCTTCTGCTTTTTTGGGTGTCCAATAATCTTTTCCTATTTGATATAATCCTTTATAACTGCTTTCTACCCATCTTTTTTTCTTTTTATCATAATATCTATCTACTAAATTCTTATCAAAGCCACTTTCACTATTTGCTTCTGCAATTAACCACTCAACTGGAATACCTGTCTTATCTGCTAAATATTGAAAAAATGCTTCATTACCTTTTAATGTTTTATTATTTACAAAATTAGGCATATCTTTAGCATTAAATGATTTAGTATTAATAGAATTAATATCTATTGGAGTTCTTATTGCTTTTTCTCCAGTTAATTTATTATTTTTTTCTTCAACTTTTGAAAAACTACTTGATATTTTACCTTGTGTATTAGGATTAGACAATGAATTATTATATTGTTCATAACTTCTATTCAAAGTTCCTGAACTGTCAAAATTACTTCTCGATACTTTACTATATTCATTTAATATATAACTATTCATTCTATTATCATTAATAGCACTATGATTTTGTTTTGTAGCATAATCTAAAGCATTTTCGTATGTATCATAGTTTGTATATTCAAATAATTTTCCATCTTCAATACTTCTACCAGTATACATATTATAAATAGGTGTTTGTTTAAAATGTACTCCTGTCTTTTTTTGACCCTCAAGTTGTGTAACCATATTGGAAAGTGTATCAGTAAAATCTTTTTTCTTAGCATTTTTCTTTAATAATTCTTTTTTACCATCTTCATTATATTTATATATATTAGCAGTATCTTTTTTCTTATTAATATTTTCTAAACCTAGACTATAAACTTTTTTTCCATTTTGATAAAATGAAATTTTACCATTTTCTTCCTTAGTTTCTACTTTAGCCCCAGTTTCCTCATTTTTTTCTGCACTATCAATCCTATAAACAATACCATTCCTGTCATCTACTTTATAAGGAAAATAATCTTTACTATTTTTATCCAAGTTAATATCTTTAGTTCCTAAATCTTTATACATATCAACCCCAAAAGATAAATCCTTTTTAATCTTATCTTTATTTTTTCTATTATTTTCATATAAAGATTTTAATGTTTCACTATATTTTCTTAAATTAATTTCACTTTCTGCAATAGTTAATTGAGTATATTTATCTATATCATCTGTTATTATATCAATTCTATATATTTGATTACTGTCAGCATATTTAACATTTCTATTTTTATCATCAATACTGTCTATGTAGGATAAAACACTCATAGATTTAATATCTTTATTATCTAAATCAAGATTTTTCCATTCCTGAATATTATGTTCTTTAATCTTTTGTTTCATTTCTTCTTGATTTTTTGATGTTAATAATGGAGTTTTACTACTATCTCCTAAAGCATATAAAATATATCCATCTTTACCATCTGTATCAAAAGCAGTTGTAATTACTTGATTGTTTCTTAAAAAAGGAGCATATCCTCTATCATCTAAAGCACCTTCGAATAAATTATTTTTAAAAGTTTCAACAGTTTCTTTACTTACATTATCCCAACTTATTTTTAAAATATTACCATAATCATCTAATAATGTATTAGGTTTTTTATTATCACTAACATCATTATATTTGATATTTTTTAAGTAAAGTTCTCTCATATCTCCATTAAATGATATATCATCTTCATCATCATTAAAAGAATTATCTTCATCTCTTAATTTTCTAGGTTGTTTTTCTTTAACAAGATTACTATTTATTCCTAACTTTTTAAGTGTACTATCTAACCCTTTAACTATATTATCCCTATTCTGTACCCCTAATTCTGTTAAATATTTAAGACTTTCCTTATAGTCAAATCCTTTCCACTCAAAATCAGTACCAAATAATATACTGCTTAATAAATCAACAGACTTGTCTGAAAAATGTTTAATACTTTCACTAAAACTTTCCTTTAAATCCTTAGTAGCATTTATTCCTCTTATTATAACCTTTGTCAATTCTTCTGTTTTAATATTATTATTTTCCAAAATATCAAAGAATTTTAATACTTCATTAAGTTTAGTTTTATCTATAATATCAGAATTTTTTAATAAATCTTCCTTAGCCTTTGATAATGATGTATTGTTAGTTATATCTAAATTTTTAAAATAATTTACCAAGTCATTATCTTCTAAAAACTCATTAAGTGTTTTTCTTAACTCCTCATTTTGAACAGTATTGAATTTAGATACTTCTTTTGCTAATTCAATTAATTTATCTGTATCTCTAATATCCATATTATCAATATCTTCATCAGTATATCTTCTTGCTTCCAATATTTTTCTAGCATTTTTGTCAACACTAAGCATAGTCTTTAATTCCTGTGCAACTTCATTCAATACACTCTTATTATTTTCATACTTAACTAATTCTACCTGTTTTTTACCATACTTGCTGTTAGGGTCAATATTCATACTGTAAAGTTTAAAATCATTTATAGCACTATTCAAGTTTCTAGTATTTTCCATATTTAACATTGAATTACTAATAGACTTAATTTTGCTTGAAAAATCTATAATTGTCTTGTTAAATGATTTCATTATTTCAGTTTCCTGTTTCTTAATCTCTATATTTTCTTCAATTTTTTGCCCTAATAATCTATAAAGTGTTAAAATATTATTAAAATTTTGTGAAACAAGAAACATATCATTGCTTGTCTGTCCTTGCTTAGAAATTTCTGTATATACTTGTGCCAAGAACTGATTTCTTTCTTCTGCACTTAAATTCTGTAATGTTAGTTTATCCAACCCTAAACTATTAAACTGGTCTTTACCTAAGTCATATAATCTATCTTCCAGTTGTCTAAACTCTTTCAACATTGCATTATTATCTGTTAAAAATTCAAATCTTTCTCTGTCATTCCTTAAATGAACATCAGAATTTTCTCCTAAATAATTTAACATAGATACAAGGTTAGGATTAATCTTAATATCGGCAGCCATCTTTCTAAGACTTGAATTAATTTTAGCAGTATTTTCATTCATTGAATTAAATGACTGTAATAAACTATCCCCAATTTCACTTGTATTAACAAAATTAAATGCCCTTACCCAATCAGTCGATGTACTTTCCACTTTCAATCTCATTTCATCAAAAGCAAAATGTAAATTATTCATATCTTCCAAATATTGAGATACCATTTTATCGTATGCTTCCTTAGACACTTCTAAATCAGTCTGTATCTTATCTACAATATTTTTAGTTAAATCTTTAAAAGTAGTCATATCATCTGTTACAATGGATATATTATCATTCATATATTGAGTAATATTTTTTTGAATTTCAGGCAATGTTAAGTTTTCTTCTTTCCATTTCTTAACATTCTCAACCAATCCTTTAATTAACTGTTCTTCCTGCTCATTTTTTATAGAAGCCTTTTCAAACTCATAATTAGTTATCTTTTCAATCTCTTTTTGTAAATCTCCACTAATATTAGGTACATAACCACCACTCATAGCATTTTTTTCTGATGTAGTTCCCATCATTTTAAGGTTAGGTTTTCTATAAGAAGTTCCACCAGAACTATAAGAACCACTACCCCTACCATTTACTTTAACATCTAAATGACCTCCAGTAGCCTTACTACTAGGATTAGTATACTCATTATTTACTTTAATATCAAACCCATATTGCTTTGCTAAAGCATATAACTGATTTACTGTATTATCACTTGCACCAGTTCCACCTTTAATGACAAAATCAAATTTCATACCTTTAGTATGTCCTGAATTAGGACTATGATTATGATGATAACTGTCATTAAATGCAGTAAATCTTTCAAAACCTTTAATATTATCTTGTACTATCTTAGCAAAATCATAAGTGGATTGAGTAATTTTACCACCAGCGGTAGTTTCCTTACCTTTAACTTTAAGTCCTTTAGCACCACTAATAACCATAGCAGTATCTAATCCACCTTTACTACTTACAGAATAGTTATCACTAACACCTTTACCTACACTACCATTTAAAGCAACATCTACACCATAAGACTTATAAGCAGTTGTCATTCTTCTGTTCATTTCTGCCATTATCTCATTACCAGTTCTCATTCTACCTTTACTATCATAGAATATAGAGTGATTGGCTCTTGCTTCTGTTGTCATATATGGTGCGGCTGGAGTATTCATATAATTTTTATATAATTTACTAAATCCACCTTCTCCAAGAAAATGTGTCATATAATAATGAATTGCTTGTGGGTTAGAAATACCTAATCTTTTAAAATAACCACTATCTCTATTATTAGCAAATCTACTGGCAACAGCAAGTATAGCCTGTTGATTATTCATATATGATGGTGTAGCACTAACCCCATATTTCTTACCTGCTTTGTAAAAATCATTCCAGTCTTTAGGTCTTATTTGCATAATTCCTCTAACATTAGCCATTCCACCACCATTAGCACTGGGATTATATCCACTTTCAGCAGCTGCAACAGCACCTAATAAACCAGCACTAATTCCTGTTCTTTTTTGTGCTTCCATTAAATAATTTTTATTTGCTAAATATCTTTGATGATTTCCTGCGTTCATAGATATATTAGGATTACTACTCTCATCTCCACCAATACTACCATCAAATCCACCCATAGACATACTACCCAATACATTTCCTAATTCCTCAAACATACTACCTAAATTTTGAGATAATGTATCAATTCCAGTAGCAACTGTATTATTTGTACTAATAGTATTAGATTTATTCAACATATCACTTTTATTAGCATTAGATGTATTTTTATTTTCAAGTCTACGTATAGCATTAATCTGTCTTTGTGCATTTTCCTTAGCAACCATTATACTTCTTCTAGCAAAGTCTAACTGTTCTCCCATTTTCATATTACTATTATCTAATTTCAAGTTAGTTATAGTTTGTAAATCATTCATCTTGAATAATCCATTATCCCCACTTTGAGTTTTTCTAACTGTATCTACATTAGATATTAAGAAATCATTAATGTGTCTATCAGGATTTTCTAAGTAATTTGCCTTTAATTCATTTTCCTTTAACCAGTATTTAACAATATCAATTCTTAATTGTTTTTCTTGTTGTGCCAACTGAATTTCTTGTTGCTGTATTTGTATCTTTTCTGCAATAAGTGATGAATAAACAGTTGCTTGGTTTTGTAAAGTTTCAATATTAATACCATCTTTTTCACTAATATTATTTTCTCTGAAATATTTTATCTTATCCATTACTTTAGTATAGTCGCCCATACTTACTTGAGAATAGTCAGTCTTGCCTGTAATTTTCTGTAATGTAGCACCACCCTTATCTTCAATATAAGCACTATTAACTTGATTATTAAAGTTCATTTTACCAACTTTATTAAATAAATCTCTACTTGCATTAAGACTATCATAAGAAGTTTGCATTTGACTACCTTGATTACCAAATGAAGTACCTACTAAATTCTTATATACAGACTGTGCTTTTACAAGTTCTGCACTCATAGATAATAATTCATCATATTTTTTAGCAGTAAAATTAGAGAAATGTAATACTTTTTTAGCCATTTCTTTTGACTGGTCTAAAAATTTAACATCTTGATTTAACCAGTTCAATTTAGCCTCTAATTGCTGTTGTTCCTGTAAATTTCCCTGTTTCTTTGCTTCCTCTATATTTTTTTGAGTGTCCTGTATTTCCTTATCTAATCCTGCCTTTTTAGTATAATAGGCAAACATACTAGCCTGATATTCCCTAACTCCATCTATATTATTCATTGACATTTCAAAAGGTACTGAATTAATATCATTGTTATAGGCAGTATTATATTTATTTAACTCTTTCTGTGTTAAAGTTGTTAAATTACCTTTTTCATCTTTTTCTTCATTAAGTATATTTCCATAGGCAATGCTAGGTAAACCAGTCTTATCATACATTGCAATCATTTTATTTTTCTGATTTTCAAGCATAGCCTTAGACTGTTCCAAACTTTCCTTATTTCTTTCAAGTTGCTTATAAAATAGTTCATCTGCTTCCTTAATAGTATTTAATTGGTATTTACTATACTGTGTCAATAAAGATAAAGTTTCAGGCTCAATCTTACCACTAGCAATTAAATCATTAAATATTTTAATATTATCCTGTAAATCCTTGCCACCTAAACTGTTTAATAACTTATAAAAACTTTCTGTATCTGTAACATCTTTACCATTTAATGCTTCTGCACTTTTTTTACCAAATACATTGCTTACAAGTTCATTAGAAATTCTTAAATTGCTTACCATATATTTTTGCTTATCTTCATCAGATACAGATTTTTCATCTAACCCTTTATTTTTTAATTCCTTTTTAAACTTTGCATAGACATCATCATATAAATTATTAATTGCTTTATCGGTAGATTTAACATAATTATTATTATACATTTTCTTGTATCTATTTAATTCATCGTGTCTTTTACTTTCACTTAGTTTACTAATTCTATCTTCATTTTCTTTATCTATTACAGAAATATTATTAAATTTTTCTCCTCTATATTTTACCCTGTAATTTCTATCATACTCATCATTCCATTCCCCTATTGAAAATCTTGATGTATTACCATAAGTAAAATAATTTTTTGTAGCCCCACTAGCCTTATAATTACTAATACCTAGTCTACCTTGTGTACTATAATCATCAGATTTTATTAAACTATTTTTTGTTTTCTCTTTCCAAATTTCATCTCTAATAGTTTGAATATTCTTAAATGGATTATTTTTTATTGCATTAATTGTATCAATACTAGATTTTAATTCCTCATTTGTTTCAATCATTTTTTTAACATTTCTTATATATCCATTTTCTTCTTCATCTTGATAATTTTCAGGCTTAAATATCTCATTAATATTTTTTTCAATATTTTCAATATCCTTACCTATCTTAGAAGTATTAACAATATCCTTATCTAAGTTGTCTGCCTCATTCTTCAATTTTTGTGATTTCTCATACAATCCAATAACTGTATTAATAGCAGTATTAATTGCAGTTAATATTAAAAATGGTTTAGCCAAAGCCCATAATGAAGCACCTAACTCCTTAGCACCTCCACTTAATACAGAAAAACTTTCAATACCCTCTTCTTTTAATTTCTCAATATCAGATACACTTTCTTTTATTTTATTAGACAAGTCATACACATTAGCAGTAGCACCCTTAACTTGATTAGCAAAACCACTCATACCACTACCATTTATAATTCTTTCAAGGTCTTGATTTTTCATAAGTTCCACTTGACTTAATATTTCTTTTCTTCTATTTTTCTTTAAAGATTTATCATTTTTAATTCTTTCCATAGACAAGTCATAAGCACTTTCAACTTTTTGATAAGCCTTACCTTGTGTAAAATTACTTACATTCTTAAACATAAACTGTTGTGCCATTGACTGTGGTATGCTTTGAGAAAATGATGATAAGAATACATTATTACTTGACTGTCCTTTAACTGCTAAATCAGTTAATTTATCTGCTACTCCAATACCTGCACCTAATACACCACCAAATATACCCCTGCTAAATGTATTTGTACTTATTGACTTTAAATTCTTGAATATTCTTTCAACCTTTATTGCCCAGTTTTCGATAGCCTTACCAAAGTTCTTAGATACGTTGATACCAGTAGTTATATTATCTATAAATTTCTTTGTATCTCCATTCACTTCTGTAAATAATGTACTAATAGCACTTGCGTGTCTTTCTGTAAATATTTTTTTAATTGTAGCATAAGATAGATTACCTTGCTTTTGCATTTTAGACAAGCCTTCAATAACCTTATCCACTTCCCCACTAAGCACCATATCAGTCATTTCCTCAACAGACCCAAAACCAACTTTCTCTCTCTCATCTTTAGTCATTTTCTTAAAGTCATTTTCAAGCATAGCCTTACCTTTACCATCAACTGACATAAGTTTAGAGAATAATGTTCTTAAAACAATACCACTTTGCTCCCCTGTCTTACCTTGTTGTTTTAAAGTAGATAATAAAGATAATTCTAAATTAGATACATCCATAGTATACTGTTCTACACTTCTACCTTGTATACCTTTTTCTTCTGCACTATTAATCAAAGCATTCATAGCCGTATTAGTCTGCCTACCTGCATTATTTACATCTTGTAAATCTAATGCTGTATTATCCAATGCACTTTGTAACCTGTTAGCAAACTCATTTAAGTTCTTGTCAGTAGCACTAATACCTAATGCAGTAAATCTTTGGTTAAGTATGTTAGTTGCAGTAGTTAAATCCTCAAATGAGGCAACGGCAACTTTACCTGCAGTCTTAACTAAGTTCATAGATTGTTCATAAGTCTTACCTGTCTTGATAACTTCCCTTACACCTTCTGCAAACTCATTAATATCTGCACCTACCAAATTACTTTCCCTAATAATTCTGTTCTTTGAAGCATTTTGGCTTGCCTGATTTCCTAAATTACCTACAATACCTAATGCTCCCATATTTCTTTCAAAATCCTTAGATGTTATGAAATTAGATATAGTACCTAAATATTTAAATGCTTCTATTCCTGCAATCATTGTACCTGAATTTTGCTGTATAGTATTCTGCAAAGACAATCCATTTTCTTTAATATTTTGTCCTTTTATCTTATTGTCATTCATTTGATTGATATATCTATTTAACTTATCTTCTGTACTTTTAAATGGTTGCCCATCACTAAAATTTTGAAAATGTTTAGAATTAATTATGTTATAAATTCTTCTATTATCTTCAAGCAATTTTTCAAGCTGTCTACCTGTCATTGTATCAGTATTAGAACTACGATTTATCCCCTTTGTCTTTAATTCTACTTCTAATCTTTTTAAATCATATATCTTTTTATTGTTTTCAGTTTCATATAATTTTTCATTATATCCCTTCCTAAATACAGAACTACTTTTAAATATATTAGAACTAAATCCAGCATTTTTAATTAATTGTGATATTTCTTCATACTTCTTATCTAAACTTTCTTTATCTTTATATTTGCTATTTTTAAGCATTTCAGTAGCATTTTTTTCTACCATTTTCTTTAATAAATCTCTATCTAATATATCAACTACATCTTTAGATATACCTTTTACAATCTTTGAAAAACCATCTTCAAATTGTTTTGTAGTCATTTTGGATACTTTATCTAATTCTAATTTCTTATCCTTATAAGTTTTTTCTTGATTATGATAATATTTTCTAAGTTCATCATTAGCAAATTTTCTAAATGGATTATCATTAGAGTTATCATTACCTTTACTACCTTTACCACTATTTCCTTTACCATATTTTTCATTGTTAAAACTTTGTTTTTTACTTGTACTATTTATTTCAGTTAATAATTTTTCAATGTTTAATAATGTTTGTGATAGACTAAAAGTTTCACTTTTATAAGGATTTTTACCACTTGATGTAGCAGTACCTTTATCCTTACTTTGATTATCTTCATTTAATAAACTTTTTATATCTTTTAACTCTGCTTTTAAATCTTGAAAATTTTTAAGTGCATTGGTAAACATATCCACATTAGATACTTCATTAATATTAGTTATACTTTTTTCCAGTATATTTACTTTTTCTATTAAATTATCTACACTTGAAGTTTCCCCAAAACCTAAATTAATCCCTAAATCCAAATTTTCCATATAATAATTCCTCTCAATTTTTTTTTAAAATAAAGATGTTCTAGCCATTACTGGCAACATCATTTTCATTCTGTTACTGTTTAGCATAGTTTCCTTATGTTCAAATGAAATTCTAAGTTTTACTTCCCTGTAAGAATATTCATTGAAAGCCTTTCCAATATTTTCATCAAAAATAGGTACATTACTGTTAATTATACTTGTCTTTAGCATAACAGTAAAATAATCATTAAAACTTATACTCTTATCATCTTCAAAGTCCATTATACTTTCAATAACTTCATTAAATTCTTCAACCATCTTGTATTGTGTTTCTCTGATAGTATTATAAATTTCCATAAGTTCTTGCTGTAATTCCTTGTCAACAAGCATTTTTTCAAGTATAAATACTTTTAAGTTATATATAATCTCATTCTTTAATTCCTCCACTTCCTTATCTATTTTATACCTATTTTGAATATCATCTTTAGTATGCTTTAATTCAATTTCTTTCATTCTACCTTTATAATAATCATCATCTAGTATGTCAAATGCTTCCCATTCAATATATTTAAAAAAATTATCAATTAATATCTTGCAACCTTCCTCAAACAATAATGATGAAATTATAGGCACTTCATCTCCCCTAATCTTTAAATCATTTCTGACATCTCTATATTTAATATCTTTCAATCTAATTAATAAAGGTATTTCTTCCCCTATTAAAGAAAAAGATATAACCATTCTATAATTTATATCTAGCAAGGTTATATCTTTCAACTCATTCTTTTTCAGTTTTAATAGAGAATTATCAACCTTATCTTTTTGTTGGTCTGTTCTCATACTTCTTTTCCTTTATTCTTTTTCTTCCACCTTTTCGGCTTCTACAATATCTAATTCCTTATCTTTATTTTCTTCTTTATCAATAGCGACATCTTCAATTATATCCTCTTTTAGTTCCTTTTCTTTCATTTCTTTTAACAATTTATCGCCTTTTCTAACTTCAATCCATTTCTGAATATCACTTTCTTCTGTAACACCTAAATTTTGTGCTTCCAGTCTATATTTTTCTTCTTCTACTGTTCTGCCATACTTTAATGCTCTTATATATATTAAAAATTCATTAATAACATCATAAGATAGTAAATTTGCCTCAAACAATATTTCAGTAACTTTATAGTAATCCCCTTTTTCTATTTTCTTACCATCATACTTTTCCTTGATAATATCATTAAAAGTATTGTTAATTAAATCTAAAAATGTTTCTCCAGTCTTCTCATCAACAACATAATCTAAATCCAAATGTGCCACTACTGTGATACCCTCAAGCATTGTTTCCCTATCATTTTTAGCAACCTGTAATTCATTTTCATCATAAATCTTAACATAAGAAATATCTTTATTCGAGTGTCCTTCACTATTCATAATAACATCTCTGTATTCAGGCTTTATGTTTGATAGTTTCTGTAAATTAGTAACTACCAATTTATCATCAATTAATTTTGTCTTATACTTATAATCTGATAAGTTTAAAATATATTTATATTCCCTGTCATTTTTTAATTTAATTGGATAATCAACTTTTCCATTTAAGTAATCTATTGTAATTGTACCTGTCTTAACTTGATTTTTTAATCCACTTAAATTTAATTTTAGTTTTCTTGCCATATCTTTAATTCTCCTTATTTATACATATTTTTATTTATAAGGGTATAGATAATATCCATACCCCTTTTATTTAATTTATTATAAATTTTCACTATTATATCTTTTGAAATCCCCAGATAAATCATCAAAATCATTAACTCTCAATGGGAACACATCTTTAGCATTAGCACTTGTAGTAGCAATTTCAGGGTCATAATTCCATCTAGTTAAAAATGCTTCTGGAACAGCACAATTATATTTACCTATAACAAAAATTTCAGGCGATATTTTAACTACTCCAGTACCCGCTTGACATAATCCAGTTACTGAACCTGCCGTAGCACCTGTATCTCCTTTTTGTAAATAGAATACTGTACCTACTTCCAATGGAGTTGTACTTGTCTTGTCTGCTTGGTTCACAATATACATTACTTTACCAGTAACATCATCATAAGCCAACCAAGTTTCGTTTGCTTTTGCCTCTGTTGGAACAGCACTTAAACCAGTCTTGGCAACTACACCATCAACTTTAATAAATTTAGAACCTACTTTCTTACCACCAGCAATTAAAAAGTCATCTGCTTCAATTACATCTGCTTTAATTGACATTTGAGTAGCAACTTTAATAACATCTCCACTCATATCTGTATTAATTTGTGAGAATGATACAAGCGGGTATCTCATAATTCTTGTTTCCCCTGTACCTGCACCAATATAAACTTCTAAACTCATACCAATACTTGATACATTAAATGTTGATAACAATGGATTTTGCATTGTCTTAGCATTTCCATTTTCATCAAAAGCCGTACCTTCTTTTACAAAAGCATTTTCAAAGTAATACAAGTTTTTCCAATGGTTGTTAGTATTCTTACCTAACATTTTGGCTTCCAAGTTAATATTTCCTGCATTACCTAATACTCTGTATGTTTTACCATTTGACTTGAATACTGCACCTTGTAAAATTGCAATCAAGGTATCTCTACTTGCTCTTTCATCAATATCTTGTTTACCAGATTTAACATAGATAAAATCTTCTTGGAATGAAAATGGTATTGATACATCTTCAAATTGTTCCTGTCCTGATGTTTGTCCTATGAAATCCCCTTGCATATTGAATTGATTATTGTACTGATATTTTCTACTGAACAAAGGGTCAGTAGGTAAATTTGACAAAGGCTCTATTGTTTTATTTTCAACAGAAAACAACTCAATTTTTTTACTTACTAATTCCATTGCTAAGAATGTTAATCTAACTCTAGCATTACCGTTATTTACTAATTTTGCCATCTATTCTATTCTCCTTAAATTCTTATTTTGTTATTATAGAAATGTGAAAATCTAAGAATTATATAACCTACTCTATCATTTTCAGTCTTTATACTGCTTCTATATCTAGGCTTGTCAACCGTAAATATATCTAAATTCTTATTATTATATTCAATGTTAAAACTTTGTTCACTAAATAATCTTATCAACTCATTATAGAAAAAGTTAAATTCTTCCTTAGTATTTGAATAGTCATTACTTCCAACAAAAATATTAACATCATAATAAGTATTATTATAAGTACTTGAAATAGTTTCAGTTTCAACTCTAACATTATCCACATCTACAATTATATATATTTTATTCTCTTGTTTATCAACATTACTTGTAACTATATCTCCCAAAGCAATTAAATATAAATCATCAACATTATCAAAACTTAGTTTATTATTTCCAATAACATTAATATCAATTTCATTATTATAATTTACGAATATTTTTTTATTATTGAGTGGGTACTGTAAATTATTCACATTTGAAATTGTTACAATATTATTTTCAATATCAATATTACTAATATTATAAATTTCAGTATTTGAATTTGCTGGTATATTATATTTATTGTCTTGAATAACATATTTACCTTTAAAGTTTTCAAAACAAGTTTCATTAATTAATTCATCTAACTTACTTTTAATATGTAATTCTATTAACTCTTTAAATTGTATATCATTCATTATTTACCTGTTTCTACATACTCTCTTATTCTTTTAGTATAGTCTTTCAATACTAAAGTTATGGCTTCTAACTTACTGTTTTTTCCACCTTTGAGTACGTACTGTATTTCACTTAATAATTTATCTACATAAAATTCAACATAATCATTCCCTAGAATACCTTTATATTGACTTTTTCTTTCCAATAATTTTAAATTTATACTTTTTGAGTAATTACCTGCCCTAGCGATATTACTGTTTTCACTTTTCCAAACTTCATCTCTGCTTGATATGTTAATACCAAAACTGCCATAAGTAACATTAATAAAGTCATCTTCCTTTAAACTTTTTGAAAATACATATCCTTTCCATATTTCATAGTCAGGAACAGGTATTATTTTTGTCAATACATTGCTAATTCTATTAATTGCCTGTACCCAAAGTTTTCTAGTATGCCCCGTATCAATATTTGTTTCAAGTGCCATAAAATATAAAATTATTGCATATAAACTATTTATTTCTTTTTCTGCTATTTTATAGCAAAATTCACTATCTTTTACATTTAATAATCTCTGTTTTAATTCATTTAAAGTCATTACCCAATAAATTCCTCCTTTAACTAAATTAATTGTAAATTTAATAGGTTTCCGACTGTTTTAGGTTATGATTTAAACTTAGTTATTTCCATAATCAAGAAATCCCTGCTTTGATTATTTATTTCAAAACTGTTCACATTATATCTTAACCCATCTAATATAACTGTCTTTATTAAATTATAATTAAGTTTATTAGACTTAGTTTTAATATCAACCAAGTTTTCTAATTCACTAATCCTAAATTTAATTATTGTCTTATTAATATCACTTATATCATTAGATATTAATATATTTTTATCACTATATTTTGATAATAGACAATGTGCTATAAATTGATTTTTATTACTATCTTCCAATACACATTTTATTTTAGTCTGAAATTTATCATATATTAAATTCTGTCCATAAGTATGTAATTTCTTAAAATAACTAATAGCCATAAAAATCACTCACTAACTTGCTTCTTTCTCTCCTTTTTTCACAACAAGACTTCTTTAACTCCTCAAGACTGTTAATCTCATCAATACAATCTCTCCTCATTAATCTTAAAGTATTAATTGTATCTGTTATGTTCTGTACCTCAACACTGTCTGTACCATTTTGCATACGCTTAAATTCAATAGTTTCCAAAAGGCTTGAAATTTTTTCTTCAATTCTTTTCTTTAGTTCTTCCTGTTCTTGAATTTTACTGTCTATTTCCTGCAAAGTTAGCAACATAATTTACCACCTACTTTGCTTTTTCAGTTTTTTCCTCTTTTGATTTTGCTACTTTAGTTTTTGTTTCAACAGTTTCATTGTCATTACTTTTTAATTCTTTAAGTTCTTTCAACTCTTTCAAAATTTCAAGCAATGTTACTGTCTGTAAATATTCATAAGCTGTTTGGTTATTATCTTTTACGTGATTGGCAACAAATCCTGCAACATTTAAGCCATAAACATTAACTCCTTTTAATAAATCATTTAATTTTTCCATTAAATTTTCTCCTTATTTTTTTATAATATTCTAAAAGGCAGTAAAAGATGTGCTACTACCCTTTAGAATTAAGATATGTATAAATAAAAATATGACTAATCTTCAATCATAGCATTTAACTGTGCTACTCTTTGTACATATTTTCTAGTCAATATATCTAAACCTGCTTGTGTCATTAATCCATCTGTATTAGGTCTATTTCCACAATCAAGCCATAATCCTCTATATCTACCAGTCAAATGCACATCAATATCTCCAACTACTACTTTAACTTCTTTCAAGTTATGTTCATTAACACTTTCCCAAGCAAAATTTTCATCTTCATTGTCAACTCTTAACCCTTGAAATTCAGGATAAGGATTAATTACTTTAGTCAGTAATGCTCCAGTTTCAACACTATCATATACAGCAAAGAAAATAAAATCTTCAGGAATTACTGTATCTGCCTCTATGAAATGAATACCATTAATTTTTACACTAGGTATACCATTTTCTAAGAAATAATCCTTAGTTGGCTCATAAGAGTAAAATTTTGATAATGTATTAATTACATTGCTTGATGTAATCGCAACAATTTCTTTACCCTCATTATCTGTATAATTCAATAAGTATTTTCTTACATTGTCAACATCTTCAGGTGTTACCCCTAACTGCCCTGCTACTGTGCTTGGCTTAGCAATCGCTCTATAATGGTTTCTTACAATAGAGTTCTTGCTACCTGCTGCTGCACTACTGTCAACGTTTGCCAACATAATACCATCTATCTTAACATTTCTTAGCAATCCAAAATTCTCATTGAACTGTCCTCCTGCTTTCGGTACTTGAAATATTGTTTTATAGAATAAAGCAGGGTATACTTTTGTAACATAAGTTGAAATAACAATATCCATTGCTTTCACAAACTCTGGAATTATTGATATATGGTTTCTCTTAAATGTTTTCAACTCTAATTGAGTTGTATTCATTACTTTACTTTCTAAATCCAATACTCCCATTTCCCAAGTCATTTGTTTTGATTTAACTGGTACTGGGTCAGTATATGTACCTGCATTAAAGAATAATGCTTGAGTACCTAGACTAAAAGTTTCTTTATAGAAATTCTTAGTATGTGTTCTTGTTCTTGTCATTTTTGTTAATAAATTTAAAAGTGGTGTAGTACCATTCAAGGCTTCCGTATTATTAATATCTGCTAACAGTCCTTCATAGTAATCCCCAACTTCAATGAAATTACTGAACTGTTTATGAATACCTTTATCCCCTAAATGTGTCGAACCAGTTGCTGGTATTCCTGCACCATCTTTAAATAATAAATATAAATTTTTCATTAATTCTTTTATCTCCTTATTATTAATTTTTTGTTACAGGTACGTTATATTTGTTTGTATTGTTAGATAAATCCAACATAATTGTATGTCTGCTATTTATGTACCCAATAGGTGTATTAAATTCAGTTGAACTTGGCTTGTCAACTGTAATAGCACCATTCTTACCTAAATATACTGGCTTTCTTAAATCTTCAAGTTCAAATGTAGGATAAACTTGATTACCATTTGTATCATATCCTTCAACAATTAACCCCATTCTATCTATCATAGGCATTGACAAATGTTCTTCTGCTCTTGGCAATCTCTTATGAAATTCTACATCTCCTGCCAAGTGTCTGTTAGGCGACCCTGCATAAACAATACCCATAGGTATTACATTCACATCAGAATTATCTGCAATGTGCCAAGTATTTCTGTCCTGTCCTAAACATTTACCTTTTTTAACTGTCATAATCTTGAATAAATCAACACCATCAGTATATTGGTCATCAATGTAATATTCTTCTGCTGTTGCAAAATGTTTTTCCTTAATATCACTTTGCATTTCTTGAATACCTGTAATTTTTAAATTTGTTATACTTGCTTTCAATTTAACTCTCCTTTAACTTTTCCCACTCTAATATAATTATTTTCTTACTCTAATACCATACTTAGATAAATCATAATTACTATATCTTATATTATTTGTATTACTATCACTACTTGAAGTACCTACAACATTTTTACTTGTTATTTTAGTAGCCTTTTGTGTCTTTTGTAATACATCATAGGCTTCCTTTAATGTAGGACTGTCAATAAGGTTTACAAATTCATTAACCTCATCAATATTATTAAATCCTTTACTTGCTCTCTTATCTAATGTTTCAATTAAATAAGGCTTTTCTTTTTTAATAGTTCCTAATTTTTCTTTAATACTGTCCTGTGCTTTTACTCTTTCAATCTCCTTTGTTTGAGTTTCAATAGTATTTTCAAGCACTCCTATTTTTGTCAGTAAACTTTCATTTTCTTCCTTTAGTGCATTTTCTCTCTCTTCTGCACTCATAGAATTTAATTTAAACTTTTTATATTCTTCAAATTCCTTAACAGTTATGCTAACTTTCTTTTCAGTCTTTTTGGTTTGTTTTTTTGGCTCTGACTTAGGCTCACTTTTTGGTTCACTTTTAGGCTCTTTATCTTCCTTACTTTCCCCTAAATCTTCCCCCTCATTACCTTCCTTTGTTTCAGGTTCTTTAGGCTCTCCACCTTCTCCATCTTTAAATAAAAGATAAATAAATTTTTTAGTCATATTCCTATACTCCTTATGTTTTCTTAAATCTATTGTCTACACCACTACTTTGATTTTTTGTATCTATTTTAGCAGTTGTATTTTCTTTACTGTTGCTACTGTTACTTTCTATTTTCTTAACATCAATATTCTCTTTATTAATCTGTGAATTTTCTAATACTTCTTTTTGATTATTCATAATATCTTTAATCTGTTTTTCACTATATCCTTGTTCTTTTAAGTAATCCTGCATAGTTGTCAATCCTAGTCCAATTTCCTGTGCAACAAGCAATAAATTGTCATATACATTCGCAGTAACAAGTATTTTAGGTATTTGTAAAAATACTTTATCTTTTTTACTTCTCTTATTGTTATCTTTCAATAACAGTCCAAAGAAATTAGCAAACCCTTTCTTAATACTTGTCATATAATATTTATTCTTTACTTCCTGCTTAGTTCTAAACTGTGCTATTGCCTTACTACTATCACTACTACTCATCTTTTCCTGTAAAGTAGGTGGTATTAATCCAACAATTCTATAAAGGAAATCCATATAAAATATTAATTCCTTATTAAGACTTGATAAACTGTTTGTAATTTCAAATGACTTTACATTAGTTTCAGGTAAAAGTCTTGAGTGAAATCCTTTAAGTTTTTCAGGAGTTTCAATATGTACAATCCCACCAGGGTCAAGTACACTCCTATCTAAATCTAAATCCCCATTTATGACTACCCATCTTGGACTTCCAGCATTCCTGTTTGAACTCCTAATATCTGTTATAATCGTATTAGTATCTAATGTTGGGTCAATATAGTCAACACTAGGTATTTCACTAAATTCACTATCTTCTCTTTTATACTTACCACTTATATGAATAATAGGTAACATATTACCCATTTCCTTTGTATTCATTACAATATTTTTATTATTAGCACTTTTAATATCCAAGTCAGTAACATCTAAATACTCAACATAATATCCATTAGTAAATATAATTAAATCTTCAACTTCTTTTCTAGTGTATATAGACTTCTCAATATCTAAAGTCTTAACTGTTCTTACATTCTTATAAATATATTTTATGCTGTCATCTTCAACAATAATATCTAACATATTTTCAGTTTTCAATTTAATAAATCTATGTTTCTTTAATTCTTCATCATAATATATCTGATAAAAACAATCTCCTTTTAACTCCAACTCTTTAATAGTATCAATAGATACAGAAATCCAGTCTATATCATCTAATTCCTCTTTTAGATATTTAATCTCTTTATCACTTAACTCTTGCTTAGGGTCAAAATTATCCATTACAGGACATTGCATAGCAATATCTTCAACCAATGTTTTTATAAAATTTATATATACAAATGCTTTCTTAAAATTATCCTTATAATCTATATCACAATTATCTTGGGCTTTCTTAGTAATCTTATATTTAAACCAATGTTCAAAAGACCTGCCACTAATCAAGTCATCAATAACATTAATCTCAATATCCCTGTTAATGTTATTAAACATTCCATTACTGTTAAGTTTAGTAACCCAACTCAAATTATTAAAACCGACTAAATTTATTCTTTGATAACTTCTGTACTTATTACTGTTACTAATAGGCAATAAAAAATTCTCTTCCAAATATCTGCTACTCAATTATTATTTCCACCCCCTTATGTTATGGAATTAAGTCTAAATATATTTTCATTCTTTCTGTCTTTGTTATTCTTTTTTTATTTAATAAATTATTAACCATATCCCTTACTTTAAACTTATCTGCTCTCCATTCAAAATTACTACCATCTTTAAACCATTCTTGATTTTGTATAGCAACATCTAAATATTGCAAACAATAATGTAGCATAGCAACACTATTACAATGGTCATCTGTATTCCCCTTTGTCTGTAAATCTTTTCTGTCCTTGTATGCTTCGTATGTATATCCTGTGCTTGTTTCCTTTTTTACTAAAGTCTGCATTTCTTCATATAGTTTTTCTGTTTCCCAACAAGTCTTGACTAAAGGAAATTTTGTAAACCCATTATATAAACTGTCCTCCCATTCACTAAACATTGTCTGTTTACTCTTGCTTGTATAAGTAAATGGTATAAGCATAGTCAATATACCTCTTTTATTCATTTCCTGTCTTAACAATTGAATAAAATGTAATTGCTGTGATGTACTATCCACCATACAAATATCAATAAGTTCTTCCTCTAAAATATCACAAATTGAATTTACCTTGTCAATAGGTGTCAACAGGTCATTCAAATTATTTTTATTCAAAGTTGTAATTCTTCTGACTGTGCTATGATACAACCCCCTGTTGTCTTGCCAAGCAGTTCCTCTACTTATTACAAAATAATCTCCTGTACTCGTAGCACTAATATCTATACCTGCCGCTCTATATGTATTATATATGTTTTCATCTTCAAAACTATTCGACAATATGTTAAACATATCGTGCTGTTTTATTACTTCCTTAGTTAAGAATAACCCATCAGTCTTGCTAAATTCAAGATAATAGTTCATTCTGTTTGTTATTGAGTGATGTCCTCCAGTAACGGCTATTTCACTTAAAGTTGTTTCCTTCATTATTTCTGCTTGCTCAGGATTAACTCTTTTTGCTAATGAATAGCACATTTTCCAATCATAAAAATAACAATCAATCTTTGAATTTTCATTATATCTTGCCTCATACTTCTTTTGTAATAATGAATTAGGGCTTGTACTTGGTACTCCAATAAATATTTGAGTTCCACGTGTACTATTTGAAAATGGCGATATTGAATTATCAAACAAGTCATTATCACATTTACCACTTTCATCTATTGCTGTTATATGTGAAGTCAAACTATCCTGTGAAGTTCCTAATGTTATAAAAAAACATTCACTATAAGGTAAATATTGCCCATCCACCTTAGCACTTATTTCTAGTCTGTTTGAATTATTTACAAGTTTAGTATTCTTACCATCCAATGCACTAACTAATTCAATATCCTTATACATCTCATTGTAAACTTCAATAGCAGTCTTAAAATAAGGTATAACTTCTTTTCTTAACTTATCAATAGTATCACTTTTGTAACTTCCTAATATTCCAGTAAATCTTTCGTGTATAAATTCTACATATTGTCTTGCAAATACAACTAAAAAAGGCAACCATACTTTTATTGCTTCCGACTTACCTGTCTGTCTAGCCTGTACTGGTAAAATTTTTCTACCTTTTTTATTCATAATACTATCAATAATTTTTAAACATACACTCCATTGATATGGAAATAATTCACGATATTTATATTTCTTTCTTACAACATCATAATATTGTCTACTTCTGATAACGTATTCAATAAAAGTTTGAAAATATTCAATATTTTCTATACTTTCAAAATTCCCTGTTTTCTTATCAAAATTAATACCTATGGGGATTGTACCTTTTAATGTTTTTGCAAACACAACATTAGATATTGGGTCAATAAATATTTCATAATTTATTCCCATTGTTCAACCCCCTTATCTACTCTAACAACTTCGGTACTAACCCCCTTTTGTTTGAAAGTATCTATATTCATAATATTGTTTATTTGTTTCTTAATTTCAATAGAAATATTATTACTATTTTCTTTATTACTGTCTGATATTAAAGTTCCTTCTCTATATGTATCTACAAGTTTTAATCTAATATTGATAAAATCTTTTTTCCTTGCCAATAAATCACTATAAATTTTAAATTCATCTTTATCCATAGTTTTTAATTTTGAATATTCTAATATTTGCATATCCAAAGAAGATAATGTAACATCAATACTATCTTTTATTAAATCCTGTTCACTAAAAAACTTTATAAGGTCATTCTCCCTAAAAAATTCTACTTCCTTTTTATAAAACTCAATAAGTTCCTTATCAAGTTTATCTATATTTTTAATTATTTCATCTATTTCTTCAATAGTCAATCCATACAGTTTACCAACCTCCCTATATATAGAAAGACTGGACTTGTTTCTAGCATAGTTCTTTAATATTATTTTCTTAATATCATTATCCAAGAGTTCAACATTTACTAATGTCTTTACTTTTTCATTCTCTTTTTCCATTTCCACTATTTTCTGTCTTAATTGTGCATTTTCTTTTTCTAAACTTGATTTATCTTCCATTAATTCAGTTATCTTTAATTGTAAATTTTTTAAATTTTCCATAATTAATCTCCGTAAATCAATTTTAAGGGCTTTCATTTTGTTAAATGATTAATTGGTAGCCTAACACATATCTCGTTCAATCTAGGTAGGTTTCCAATTGTTTTAGGAACATTTTTAGAATAAATAGTCTACAATATTTTCATCTCCATTGGAAATCATTTTTTCAAGTTTATTTTCAAATTCTAATTGATTATCTTTTTTAATAAACATATCAACCATAAATTTTAAATCATTTTCATTTAAGTGTGAATATCTTTCAATATTGAAATCATTGTCATTTAATTTTAACATAGCAAGATATTTCTTCCTGTCATTCCAATCAATTTTATCTTTTATTTTTTCAATAATTATGTTTTCAGTAGATAAGTTCTTTTTATCCTTAGTCCAGTCGATATAACTTATTTTTTTTGAAATACGTTTAGTAATATTTCTATGATAATCATAAATAAATTTATCAGTCATCTCTCCAACAGGCTCAAACTTAGATAATCTTTTATACCAACTTTGAATTGTATTTGGAGAAATAGATTTACTGTTACAGCCAATAGATTTTAAAAACTCAACATTCTTGCATAATGAAAATTTTGTAACTTTTTCTCCCTTTTCATTTACTGAATAATTTAATAATTTATTCTTTAATGTTTTTCTATCAACACTATATATTCTAGTTCCCATTTATTATAATCCCTTTCGTTTTATATGAGTACGTATTTAAAATAGTTGCAACAAAATACTAATTTTAGGGAACAACCTAAGTCTAGGTACTAGCCGCCTTATTACAAGTAAATTAATATATTATATACTCTTATTATATAGTATAATAGATAAATATAAGATATATTAATTACTTTATAAATTGGGGATTGTACCTAAAGTTAAGGTTGTACCTTGACCTAGTTTCTAAATTTTTAATTTTTAATTAAAATTTAATTATTTATAAAATTAATCAAAACATAAAATTTCATTAATTCAGTTAATGATTTAATATTTAAAGATATTTTTCATAAAATACTTAGGTACAACCCTAACTCTTGGTACAAACCGCAATCTACTTAGTTGTTAGTATATACTCTATATATCTATTAGTATATAATATATTAATCACTTGATAAATTGCGGTTGGTATAGGTAAATAGGGTTGAACCTAAAGTAGTTGAAAAATAACTTATTTCATAGGTAAATAAAATTTTTTTCAAAAAACTATTGACAAATTATTAAAATTGTGGTATTATATATAATAAAAGGGTTTGAAAAGATAACCCTAATAAAAATTAAATTATTGAAAAGGAGTGGTATATTATGCCAAGAAAGAAAGTTATTAGAGAACTAAAATTTGAAAACGATAATATGAAAGTTGAATTTATAAACCAAGTAAATAAATTCGACTATGAAAAGAAATTAGCATACATAACATACAAAGGAGTTAAATGTATTCCTATGTATACATTTACTTTTTTCACATTAGATGAAGAAAGCAAGGTTGAAAAGAATAATAAATATTCACAAAGAAATGACAGACTAAGAAAGAATATTGAGTGCCTGTTGAGAAATCAAGATAATGAATATACAAGAACTCTTGAAAAAGATATTGACTATTTTATAATTTCAAAAGATGAAAATATTGATGACTGGCAAGTTTACACAGATGGGCTTAATGCCTGTTATAAAGAGAATGTAGGAAAACCATTTAAGAATGGAAATGCAAGTAAGGTAGCATACCTTTTCACTTTGGAAGGTGTAAGATTAATGCTATCTAATTTTAAGTTTGCAAGGGATTATGACGGGGAAGATAGAGATAATAAATATTCAAAACAGATAAGGGATAGAGCAATTTATTTTACAAGAACTGAAGAACTGATTAAAAAAGTTTTTGATGTTGATATTGATTGCCACGAGTGGTTTTACTTAAATGGTAATCAATTAGAGAAGTTTCAAGATTTGAGAATTGAAACTATTGCTAACATATTAATCCTTAACAAGCAATATTATGATGAAGATGACAATTATAAATATGCCTTTGGTATGACAAAATGTGAACAAAGTCAAAGAGATAAGGAATTACAGAAGATTGTTGAATATCATATTGATGATATGTTCGGACATGGAGAAAAACTATCATACAAATGTATCAATTACACTTCCTATCTTGCAATGAAACAGTTGTATAAGGAAATTAAGGAAGCAACTATAAATATTAAGACAGAAAAATACAATAAAAAACAGTTTATATTGAACCTTGTAAAGATATACAAGCCACTTAAAAGTGTTATAAACTACGGTGGTGGGAGAGTTTATGAACAGTATTTGATAAATAAGAAATATAATATGGAAGATAGAAATACTTTTGGTGTTGTGGGGAAGTCGTTTTTTTTCAAAGGACAAGATGAAGAATTTAAGTCTAACACACTTAGATATAAAATAAAAAAGTTTAAAAACCACTCTATTGAAGTATTAGAAAACAATATGAGAGGTATTGAAGAAGTTGACAAGGAATACTTGGGTAAAGTTTATGACAACTGTTACATAACTACATACTTGAATAAGTTAAAGGAATATCAAGGGTTGTTAAGGGAATACTATTCATTGAAATATGATGTTTATTTTAATGTGGATAAAAGTAGAAATCCAATAGGATTTTCTTATATGAAATTTTTAAAAAATGAATTAAAATATGGATTTAATTATACACAACAATTTGATGAATATTGCAAGTATGAGCAAGGTATGGAAGTTGTTGAAGAATATGAAAGCAACATTGAAAAATACAAAAAAGAAGTCAAGTCTGAATTACTTGAGTTAAGAAACAAAAAGATTAAACTTGAAAATACATTAATTCAAATGTCTAGTTACTTGAAAGAATTTTTGGAAGAAGGGGCATTTATTAACCTAAGAATGAAAAATAAGAATGATGTTGCCGACTTAGGTAATTTAATGGATATTGATACAGATAATTGGATTAGCAATATCTATATGGAAGATAATGGTACTATGAAAACATCAAATGGCAGTAAAGTAATTAAAACAAGACATAAAAATAAATTGTTAGAAATGTAGGTATTGAAATTATGAAAATATATAGAAATGTAAAGGTATTTAATGAAAATATTGATGAAATGATTGAATACCTTGAGAATGAAAATAAAAATCCTACACTTATAATTACAAAGTTACCTGAATTTAAAAAAGAAAATGATGATTTAGGTAGAATAGCAACTACGAGTATGTTATTAGAAAGTATTGAAAATAACAGAAATGAAAACTTATTGAGAAAGTTATTCAATGTTTGTAATGATAATTGCCATTGTTATATATTTACAAATAAAGATAAGTTAAATATTGATTATGAATATATGGTTAAAGCAGGTTTTATATTTCAAGATATTGTTGTATTTAGGACAAAAGTTGAAAGTAAAAAGAATAGACTATTTAAGAGTGGATTAGGTTACATATTATTTTTTACAAAGGAAAGTAATTACTTTTATATAAGAAGTTTGAATAAAGTAAATAAGAAAGAGCCTACTAACTTTATTGAGTTAGACTTGGTAAGTTATGATAAAGATTATCCAAAGAAAATAGTTGACAGAATTATATCATTATCAAGATTAGACAAGTTAGATGAAAATTTAATAGTTGATTTGCAAAGTGAAACTGGTGTAGTACCAAAGGTTGCATTAGAAAATGGTATGGAATGTGTATGTTTAAGTATTGGTAAGTTTGTGAATAGAAAATTAGCAACTTATTTAACAGGTATAAATAACAAAAAGAAAAATAAGGAAATAAAAGTTAAAAAAAATTATAAGGAAAAGAATGAGAAGATTAGCAAGTCTATGAAAAAGACTTTACTAAAGAATAGTATTAAAAAGATTAAAGAAAATAAGGAGTGATTGTAAATGAAATGTAAAATAAAACTTATTGTAGCATTTGATGAGAAATACTATATTGGAAAAAATAACAAATTATTGTGGAATATACCAGAAGATTTACAGTTATTTAAAAATAAAACTAAAGGTAAAATAATTATTATGGGTAAAAATACTTATGAAAGCATAGGAAAACCTTTAAAGGACAGATATAACATTATATTATCAAGTGATAAAGAATTTTATGAAAAAATACATCTAAAGGAAGCCTTTAGTGATAATATGAGAATATTTAGTGATATGGATAAATTACTTGAATGGTTGAAAGATTTAGATAAAAATGATGAAGTATTTGTGATTGGTGGTAGGTCTTTATACAAACAATTCTTGGATATGGATTTAATTGATGAAATGTATATTTCCCATATAGGTGGAAATTATAAGGGGGATATTAAATTTCCAAAAGTAGATTGGAAGAAATGGAAAGTTGTTAAGAGAAAGATTTATGATAAATTTATTTTCAAAAAATATAAAAAGATACTTGACAAATAAGTAATTATATGCTATATTAATATTGAAAGTAAATAAAACAAAGGAGAAATAAATATGGAAAATGAACTAAAAATAATTGATGAAAGAGAGTTGTTAGGAAAACAATTCAAAATATATGGAGATTTAGAAAATCCATTATTTCTTGCTAAAGATGTGGCAGAATGGATTGATTATGATATAAGTAATGTTAGTAAAATGGTTAATAATGTTGATGAAGATGAGAAATTAATCGCTCGTATAAATAATACGAGTGCAACATTTTTAACAGAAGATGGTTTATATGAAGTATTGATGTTAAGTAGAAAACCAATAGCAAAACAGTTTAAGAAAGAAATTAAGAAAATATTAAAGTTAATTAGAAAAACTGGAATTTATTTGGAAAATGATACATTAAATAAAATAATGTCTAATCCAAAAGAACTTGGTAAAATATTATGTAGATACGGAGAAGAATTGGATAAATTAAAAAATGAAAATGAAAATTTAAAAAATAAAATTCAATATGTTTATACAGAAGATGAAATTATTAAAAAAGATGAAATAAATTATTTAGTTAGAAGTAATTGTAATGGAAATATTATAGGTGGTTATTCAAAACTTTATAAATTATTTACAGGTATGTATGGTATTGATTTAAGAGAAGAATGTAATAAATATAACAAAGGTAAAGAAAAAAGATTAAAAGTTAATATAATACAATATTGTTTAATTAGTGGATATATTAATCAATTATATGAATGTTGTAAAATACTTTATATAGACCACAATATGAGATTTTATCTTGAAAAAGTTTATAATAGAAAATATAAATAATTTTTTTTTAAAAAAAAAGTGTTGACAAATTAAAATTTATGTAGTATAATAGTTATGTAAATTAAAAATGAAAGAGAGTTGATACAAATGGCTAAAAATAATAAACCTAAAAGACAATTTTATATATATACTCAATTAGTAGACAATGAAAAAGAAATTTTAGTAAGTATTAAAAAATTGGATGAAGAAGCGAAAGAAAATAAGGAAAAACAATTAAAGTTTATTTGTGATTGCAATTTCCATCCGATAGCCTTAAATGATGTATTAAAAAATCATAATATAGGTTTTGGAGAAAGATTTTATTGGGTACATAGATATTTTAAGTTTAGTATTGAGGATTAAAATTCCTCTTTACTAAAAAAATTTAAAATTTTTGTAAAAAAGTTGTTGACAAGATTTAAAAAGTATGATATAATAATATCGCAGGGTGTAGGAATGGTTACCTAGCAGTGTTCATAACTCTGAAGTTGCGAGTTCAAATCTCGCCCCTGCTACCAATATGTGCCTTTGGTGGAAAGAGGTAGACACAATGGACTTAAAATCCATTATTCTGAAAAGAATGTACTGGTTCAAGTCCAGTAAGGCACACCAACAAAATTATTTTCAATTAAATTAATTCATTTCATAGTAAGGCTTTTATAAAATAAAAGTCTCTCCTTTAAGAGAAAGTGTCCGAATAGGTAAGGAGGCAACCTGCTAAGTTGTTAATACAGAAATGTACTATGAGTTCAAATCTCATCACTCTCGCCAAAATATGTGTCGATATGCAATTTAGAGAAGCAGGCAGACTGTAAATCTGTTCCCACGTGGTAAACATCTAGGTGCAAATCCTAGTCGGCACACCATAATATGTGGTATTGGTGGAATTTAGTAGACACGTAAGTCTTAGAAACTTATGGGGAAACTCTTGTAGGTGCAAGTCCTACATACCACACCAAAAAAAAAATTAAAATTAAGTGTTGACAATTTTACAAAAATATGATATACTATATTTGTAAAGTTGAAAGGAGAAATGAAATATGGAATTACAAGCAAATGAAAGAATAACAACTAAAGATTTTGCAAAGGAATATGCAGAGAGAAATGATATGTCTATTGCAAAATCAAATGAGATTGTATCTAACTTTATTAATACATTAAAAGATGTTATTAAAGAGGGTAAAGGGGTGCAGTTGTATGGTTTAGGTAATATTGATGTATTTACATTACCAGCAGGAGAAGTTAGAAATCCTTTAACACAGGAATTTGTAACAAAACCTGAAAGAAATAAAGTTAAATTTAAATTTTCTCAAGCATTTAAAAAAGAAATTGAGTAAATTTATTGAGATTATTTAATTAAATAGTCTAACAGCATAACATATTGATGAATAAATTTGGATTATTATTGATATAGACTATTGTTTAAGGGGTACTAAGTAGTGTTACAGCATAACATAAAAAATTAATTTAAAATCTAGGCATAGTTAAACCTTTTTATTACACTACTGACAGTACCTTAAATAAGTAAATTAAATTATAGTTTACTTGTTCAAGGTACTATTACCCAGCATTTGCTAGACCTTGTCTATTGTAAGAATAGATATACTGCATAAAATATTTTTAAAATACAGATGATTATAAAATTGGGGATTGGTGGTAAGTTATTTTTGAGAAATAGCACAGACCATCGCAGTCGGTTGGTATTATGCAGTTATTAGTAATAGATAATATGTATAATCATATACCGACTTTTTTATTTAAAATTTAAGGAGATGATAGGAAATGAATTTAAGAGAAGCATTTAATGAAACAAAAACTTGGAATGGAGATTTAGCATATAATTCAAGTTTGAATAAGTATATTGATACTGTTTTTAGATTAAGTGAATTAAGAAATAATCCAAACAAAGTTGATATTGTCTTGAATAAAGATAATGAATATGATAAATGGTTTGGAAGAGTTATTAGAGATTGTAGATATGGGTTTGGAGAGAGAGAAATAGGTAGATTATTATTAGGACAAATTGAAGAAAGTCCTAAAAATGTATTTAATATTGGAAGAGCAGATGATATATTTGAGTTAGGTTGGAGACTTGTTAAATCTAAAAAAGATTTAAAAGGTGGTAAGTATTGGAAATACTTGATAGGTAAATTATTATATAATATAGGTGGACTTAGTATTGAAACATTTAATATAACTAAATGGATGCCTAGAGAAAGAGGTAGAAATAAGGAAAAAGTTAAAGCATTTAGAAAAGTATTTGGATTGACAAGTAAACAATATAGAAAAATGATTGCTAATAATAATACAACTGAAGCAGTATTATCAAGACAAAATAAAGTTAAAGATTATTCAAAAGTGTCAAGTCTTGCTATGTTAAAACATTTTAAAACATTTATTTCAAAAGATAATGAAAGATTTAATCAATACTTGGAAGATGTTAGAAATGGAAAATCTAAAATAAATACTGGAACTATGACACCTTATGACCTTGCATTAAAATATGAAAATGGAAATATTAGTGGAGAAGATTGTGATATTATTTTTAATGAATTTCCAAAAGTAAATTTAGGTAAAATAATACCTATTATAGACAATAGTGGCAGTATGTATGATTATTTTCATTCTTATTTAAAAGCAAGAGCAATAGGACATTATGTATCTAAAAATTCTAGTTATATGAATAATCATATTATTACATTTTCGGATTATCCAAAGTTATTAAAGTTATCTAATAATTATAAACAGGATATGGAGATATTAGATAGTTTTAATGATGTAGGTAGCACAAATTTTGGTAGAGTTATGGATTTAATGAGTAGAGTTAGTGAAAATTTACCTGATTATATTTTAGTTTTAAGTGATATGCAATTTAATAGGGGAAGTAGTCAGTCTAAAGATGAAGCAATGAAAATATTAATGGAAAGAAATCCTAAACTAAGAATTATTTGGTGGAATTTATGTTCAAGTGAAACAAAATTTCCTGAAACAGATAAGTATGGAAATATGTTTTTAAGTGGGTATAATCCAACTTTATTGAAATTCTTAGAAACAGGTTTTGATGGGCAGAAGTTGATTGATAATATTATTGAAAACTATAAACAGAAAATGAAAGATATAATTGTATAAATAAAAATATTTGAGTATGAGATATAAATTCTCATACTTTTTTATTGTAATTTTTAAATTTATATGTTATAATATATTAGAAATTAAATATAAAGGAAGTGAAATTATGTTTAGGGAAACAATATATGAAATATTTGGGATAAAAGGTTTTGAGCCTTATTTAGAAAAATATAATCCTAATTTTAAAGTTAGGGAAGAACAAAATAAATTAGTATATGATGTATTAAATTCATTTAGTAGTGGAAAAAAGCATATACTTATGGAAGCACCTACTGGAACAGGTAAGACATTTGTATATACCTATATTTCTTTAATTGAATATGTAATTAAAATGGTTAATTATAGTAATAAGTTAGAGGAAGAAAATAATGATGACTTAAAAAAATTTGACAAAGTTTTAAATAAAAATAGAATTGTTATTGTTACTAATAATAAGTCATTACAAAAACAAGTGTATGAAGATATGTTGAATGTTATTATACCATCTCTTGATAGTTATTTTGAATTTAAAGGATTAGATAAACATAAAGATATGTTAAAGAAATTAAAGGTTGGCATATATAAGTCAAAGAGTAATTACTTATGCAAGAAATCATTCGATAATGATAAAAATAAAGATGAAAATTTTAAAATAGGTATTGAAAAAGAAATGGAAATACAAGGAACATCTAATATTGATTATGATTTAGTTGATAGATATGATAGTAATGGTAAATTAAAATATGATAATAAATTATTTGATAAATATAATGCTAAGGATAGAAATTGTAAGAATTGTAAAGTAAAGGAATGTAAATTTAATAAAAGTAGAAAAGAGATACATAATATTATGATAACTAATTATGATTATTTGTTATTGTTATCTAAGAAAGTCAATTTAGAATATATACACACACTAATATTAGATGAAGTACATAATTTACCTAATAAATTAATAAATATTAATAGTGATGAATTTAGTTTAGACAATTTTTTATTTAGATTGCCAAAGATAAAAAGTAAACTTAATAGTGAATTTATATCACATTTAGGTAAATTGTTAGGTTATTTTAAAAGTTTTAAAACTGATAAACCAAAATTTAGTGATACTGAATTATTTAATTTAACTTATGGAATATCACAAAATGAGAAGAATATTGAAAATTATGTAAATAAAAAGTTAAATGTAGATAGAACTAAAATGATTTTAAGTGTTGAAAGAAAAAAGACAATAGAACATTTAAGAAATATATATTTTAAGGAATTGGATAAACTTATTTTAGAATATGAAGATAAATTTTTTGATAACTTAGATAAAATATTGGAAGAAATAAGAAAAGATAGTAAAGGTTATATAAATAAAGGTGTTATATTGTCAGACTATGACAAGTTTATATCTTTTAAAGATGTTAATGGTATGAGTGATTATATAAAAAATAAAAAAGGAGAAGTTACAACTAACTTGACTGATAATAATATAGATGAATTAGATAAGATATTTTCAAATAATAAAGAAATCAAGTCTTTATATGAAGAATGTAAAAATTTGGTATATTCTTTAAATAATTTAGATATTTATTCAAGGGTAATTAATGAAATGAAATCTTATATCTTTTATTTAAAAGACTTAATTAATAAATTAGATGACAATAATTTTAAAGTTACAAAAAGATTAGTTCCTGATGTTATTACAATAAGTATTGATGTTAATTTAAAGGTTAATTTATATCTTATGAATGATGATACTGTTAATGCTTATAATAAATTTTTAAATACTATAAATAAGGTAAAGCATATTGTATATTGCAGTGCTACTATGAGTATTGAGGGGGATTATTCATTTTTTGTAAGTAGGTTAGGTTTATTAGAAAGTGAAACATATAGATGTTATATTCCTAACAGTCCTTTTGATAAGTATAATAAAAGATATATTTTCCTAGATAAAAATTATTGTCTTGATAAATATGGCAAGGAAACGAAATATAAATGGCTATTAGATAAGAAATTAGATAGTATTATTACTAATGGAGATAGTGGAAGTTTAATATTATGCACAAGTAAAGTTGATGTTGATAATGCTTATAACTGTTTGAAAGATAATTTAACAGATAGTAAGTATTCTATACACTCTCAATATTATTCATCTTTACCTACTATAATGCAAGATATGAATAAGAATATTGATAATGATACAATAGTTATTGGTAATACAGGATTTTGGGAAGGTATAGATTTTAAAGGAGATAATATGACAACTTTAATAATAACTAAGTTGCCTTATATGAGAGTTAATGAACCTAGTATAATATCTAAATTTAATAGATTACTATTTGATAAAATAGAGTATGACAAGGAAAATTCATTTATTAGTGAATATTGGGATTTTTACAATAATATGATGAAAATAGTATTTTATCAAGGTGTAGGTAGATTAATTAGAAGTGTAACAGATTATGGTGTAATTGTATGTTTATTTTCTTATGATAATTTTACTAAGAAATTTAATGTTATTACAGATAAGCATTTAGGAATTGATGATGGAATTGTTTTAGAAGCATTTGATTTAAATATATTAGAAAATTTAATACAATCAAGTATTAAAACAACAAAACAAAATAGAGAAAAATATTTAAAATAAAGTATTGACACTTTATTATTTATATGATATAATTAATTAGAATTTAAAAATAAAAGAAATGGAGATGGTATTAAATGATTAAAATGACTTTATATCCAAAAACAACTAGGTATTCAGAAAATGAAAAAGGGTATGTTTTAACAGAGAAACTGGATGGAAGTAATCTAGGTATTGGTAGAATAGGAGAGCAAATTTATATTTGTCAAAGGAATTATGTATTTACATTAGAGGAAATTATTAATGGTACAAAATTAGAATATAAAGGTTTGAGAAATTGGTTAGTAGAACACGAACAAGAACTTAAAGAGTTAATTTATGATGGTTCTATAATGTTTGGAGAATGGCTAGGTATGGGTAAAATTAGTTATCTACATTTAGACAAATTCAAGAATAGATTTTATGTATTTGCTAAAGGTAGAATTAAATTGGATAATTATAAATTAGAATTATCTAATTTAGTATATGATTTAAGTTTATTACATTATATATTTACTACTCAAGAATTTCCAGAATTTATATCAAGAGTTCCACTTGTTGACAAATTAAAAGATATAAGTATAGAAAATTTAGATATAGTTTATAATAATTATATTGATAAAGAAAATAGAAAAGTTGAAGGATTTGTAATTTATGATATTAGAAGTAAAGTTATTAAAAAATATGTAAGATACAACAGAAATGGACAGTTAGTTCCACATAAAGAAACAGGAGGTAAATAATGATTAAAGTTTATGGTAAAGGTAATGGTTGTGTAAATTGTAATATTGCTAAAGATACATTAAATAAATATAATATTGAATATAAATTTATTGATGTTACAGAAGATGATGAAGCATTGAAGTTAATTAGGTCATTAGGTTACAGACAAGTACCAATTATTGAAAATGAAGGGGATTGGTATACATTAAGAACTTTAGATGACTTATTGTTTATATTAGGTTATTAGAAAGGAGGTTGAGATGGTTACAGAGAAATTTGAATTGTTAGGAAAGTTAGTTAAAGAAATTAGAGATTTAAAAAGTAAAATAACAAAATTAGTTAAATTTACTGAAACAGAAGATTTTAATAATTTAGATGAAGAAAATAAAAAACTATTACTAGAACAGAAAGATGAAATGAGTAAATATTTAAATACTCTTGAAAAAAGATTTGAAATTAATAAGTAGTGAAAACTACTTATTTTTTATTTGACATATAGATATTTTTATGTTATAATTAGTGTGTAAATTAAATATATTAAGGAGTTGATTTTTTATGTATGATGATTATGATGATTATGATGATTATGATGATTATGATGATGAATATTATATGGGAGATTATTTAGATTGAATGGAGGAATAGATTATGGAAAAAACATACAAAGCAGTAAATTGGAATGAGCCTGATAACAACTATATTATGGCTTTTTGGGAACAAAATTTAAAACAGTTCTGGATTGATACGGAGTATACACCAAGTAGGGATAAAGATGGTTGGAAAACATTAAGTCCTGCTTTTAGAGAATGTTATAAAAAAGTGTTAGGTGGACTAACATTGCTTGATACAATACAGAATTATGATATATCTATGTTACCACAACATATTGAAAGTTATCAAAATAAAGCATTAGTAACATATATGAGTTTTGCAGAAGCCATACACGCAAAGAGTTACAGTACAATTTTTACTACATTAATTGATAGTAATATGGAAATTAATGAAGTTTTTAGATGGGTAGAAGAAAATAAATATTTACAATATAAAGCAAAGAAAGTTGATGAGCAATATCAATTATGTAAAAAGGATAAATTAACTGAATTTGAGTTATTTAGAGTATTGAGTGCAAGTATTAATTTAGAGAGCCATCTATTTTATAGTGGATTTTATTTACCACTATGGGTAGCAGGATATGAAAATAAATTGATTGCAAGTAGTGATATTATTAAGAAAATAGTGCAAGATGAGAGTTTGCACGGTGGGTTTTTAGGTATGATTGCTAGAGAGTTGTATTTAAAGCAAGATGAAAAAATTCAAAAAGAGTGGTATGATTGGTTGATTGAATATTCATTAGATTTACATAGAAATGAAATAGAGTACATTGAAGAAATTTATGAAGATTTGAATAAGGAAGTACCGTTTGATATGATTGCAGAAGTTAAAGATTATTTAAAATATAACTTTAACAGAGCAATGAATAATTTAGGTTTTGCAGAATATTTTGATGTTAATGAGATTAATCCTATTGTGATGAATGGAATTAGTCTTGAAACAACACAACACGATTTCTTTTCTAAAAAATCAACTAACTATGAAAAAATAGTTGATGAAGAAATATTAGATGACATTGGAGGATTATTTTAATGGATAGTAGTGATTTAGTGCAATTAATAAATAAATGTAAAGATAGCGAATGTATAAAAACTGTATCACAGAATTATATGTTATATCAAATTTTTATGGGGTTATTTACAGGAATATTTATATGTTTAGGGTTATTTATATTATGTAAGTATTTTATTAAATATTTTGAATAAAGTGGTAGAAATACCACTTTTTAATTTGACATAAAATTTTTTATGTGGTATAATAAAATAGAATAAAAATTATGTAAAGGAGAAATAAGTATGGAAAATTTAAGTTTAATTAAAATTACAGAAAATGAGAGAGGAGAGCCTACTGTAAGCGGAAGAGAATTATATAAATTCTTAGAAGTAACAGAAAGATATTCTAATTGGTTTAATAGAATGTTACAGTATGGTTTTGTTGAAAATGTTGATTATTCGGGGTGTAAAGTTTTTAACACCCAAGCAAGACAAGAGTTACAGGAACATATATTAAAAATCTCAATGGCAAAAGAGATTGCTATGTTGCAAAGAAATGAAAAAGGTAAACAAATAAGACAATATTTTATAGAAGTTGAAAAGAGATATAATGACCCAATGTATCAAATGGCAAGAAGTTTACAATATGCAAATAATATTATAGAACAGAATAAAATTGAAATTAATAAACTGGAATTAGAAAATAAGGAACAAAAAGAAATAATTATAGAACAGAAACCTAAAGTAGATTATTACAATAAAGTAACAAGTAGTAAAAAAGCGATAAGTATGAGTGAAGTTGCTAAGTTATTAAAATTTAAGAATAAAGATAATCAAAGACCTGTCGGTAGAAATATATTATTTGGAATATTAAGAGGGAATAGTTTATTGAATAAGTATAACCAACCTTATCAAAAATATGTAAATGCAGGTTATTTTGAAGTTAAACAGTCTTATAATAATTATACTGGAGAGCCAGTCTATACAACATTGGTAACATCTAAAGGTATTGAATATATAATTAAACTCCTAAGAAAGTTGGGGTTTGGGGAATATGAAATGCAATAAGAAAAAATTTACTAAGTTTGAAGCAATGTTGTATTTAGCACAGGCAAGTATGAGTTATAAGAAAAGAAAAGGAAGAAGTAGAAGGAGAGAGTGTAGATATTATTATTGTAAACAATGTAATGCTTATCATTTGACAAGTAAGGAGAGAAAGTTTAATGATTGAATATTTAGATGAGGAAAATGATATAAATGTTAATGAAGAAATTATTAGATTAAATACTTATTTTCAAGATGTTATGTTATCAAAATCTTTGAGAGTATTCAGTATGGCTGGATATAGTTTATATGAATTTAATATTTTTGTAAATGAGTTTAATGATGATATGATAATATTGAGTTATAAATTATTAAATGAAAAATTAAATAGAGTAATTCATTTTGATATAGTATTTGAATTTAATAAAGATAAGGATGTGGAAAGTTGTGTATTTTTAAAACACTATAAATTAGAAAAGAATATTGATATTTTTGGATTAATAAATAAATTTAATAAATTATTATTAAAAGATAATGAATTAATGGTTAATTTAGAATATTATTTAATGAAGTATTATGATAAAAATATAGATTAAAGGAGAGTATAAAATGATTGATAAAATAATAGGTATGGTTAAAAAACAAGATAAAATTGATTATAATAGATTAGGGTATAAAATTATAGAATTTAAATGTAATGTTAATATTAATTTACAAGAATATCATATAATAATTTTAAATACTAATGGGGAAGAATATGGATTTTTATGTGGTAATGTAAATAATTTGAATAATTTATTAAAAAATTATGGATTTGATAATATACTGGAGGTAAAATAATATGGAAAGTTTAAGAAATAAAAATGAAGTAACAAGTTTGGAATTATTAAAGGAAATTAATAGATACAGAGAAATGGAATATAATTATAAAGTTGAGAATGAACTGGAATTAGGTAAAGTTGAACTAAAGAATGGTAGATATACTGAATTAAAACATAATGATTTGTTAAAAATTATTAGAGATGAATTTGAAGAAGAAATTACTCAAGGAAAAATTTCCTTGAGTGAATACAAAGATAATACAGGAAAGAAAAATCAAATGTATATAATAACTTTGGAACAAGCAAAGCAATTACTTATGAGAGAAAGTAAGTATGTTAGAAAAGGTGTGTTAGAATATATACATAAATTAGAGAATAAATTAAAAGAATTTAATAATGTAATGATTTTAAAGAAATATGAACCAACTGAATATGAAAAAGATTTATTAAGATTAGAAAAAGCAAAATTATTTAAAGAATTATCGGAAAGTGTAAAAATACAGTCTTATAAAGATATATTACAAAGTTATAGTGCTAATACTTTAGCCAATGAATATATTTTACCTTTACCAAAGATAGAACAATTATCATATAGTGCTACTGAAATATGTAAAATGTTATTGGATAGATATGATTTAAAAGTAACAGTACAAAAGTTAGGTAGGATTGCTAATAAAGAAAATTTAAAAGTAGAAGATAATGGAGTTTGGGTGTTGGATAAGAAGAAATATAGTAATGGTACTACTGAAACATTTAGATATTATGAAAAAATGGTTGAAGTATTTTATAAATTATTGAGAGGAGAAAAATAATGAGAAATATTGATAAAACATATAAGAAATATTTAGAAGAAGTATTATATTATGGTAAATGTAACGAAGTTAGGGCAAAATGGAGTGATGGAGTTAATGCAAAAACAGTAAGTATATCTCAAGTATTTTTTAAAGAAGATAATCCACAGAATGATTTTCCTATAACAAATTTTAGGAAAATAAATTATAAAAAGGCAATTAACGAGATTTTATGGATATATCAAAAAAGAAGTAATAAATTAAAAGATTTAAACTCAATGATATGGAACAGTTGGGAATATAAAAATACAGGGTCGATAGGACATACGTATGGATTTATTGCAAACAAGGAGTATAAGTCAATGATTAATAAATATCCTGAAGTATTTGGAGATAAAAAATATTTAAATCAAGTTGAATATTTATTTCAAGCTATAATAGACAATCCTTATGATAGAAGAATGATGATTAATTTATATGATTTAGATGAGATACAAGAAAGTAATTTACCTCCCTGTGCATTTATGACATCTTATACAATAATAGATAATAAATTAAATATGCACTTAACTCAAAGAAGTGGAGATATGTTAGTTGCAAGTCTTTTTGGTGGTTGGAATACAGTACAGTATGCTTTCTTACATCAATTAATTGCTAAATGTTGTGGATTGGATGTAGGAAGTTTTTCACATTTTGTAATGAATAGTCATATTTATGATAAACATTGGAAAGATAATAATTTATTTGATTATGTTGAACAGTCATTAGATAATGAACCAGTTAAACTTGAAATAAATATAGAGAATAATATTAATAATAATATGACAAAAACTGAAAAATTAAAGGTTGCTTGGGATAATTTTTTAAATTTTAAAGAAAGTGATTATAATTTAATAGGATATAATCCTAATAATTATAAATTAAAGTTAGAGGTGGCAATATGATGAATACAATAGTTTTTAGTATACTGTTAGTTGTTATATATGTTATTGGAATTATTTTAAATTTAGTTATTACATTAGATATTTTAGTCTATACCTATGATGGTAAATGTAGTAATATAATATTTAGTAGATATGATAATGGTTTTAAAACATTTTATACATATTTATTAGATATTTTAATGTTAATTGCTTTAATTTTATTATCCTTCGTAGGTACAGTATTTTTATTAAATATTATTTGGAATATTGAAGATAATATTAATAGTTAAAAATTTTTAGTCAATTACTTAAAAAAGTAGTTGACTTTTTTAAATTTATATGGTATCATTATTTTGAGATTAGAAATTAGGAGGTAATATTATGTTATTAGTAAATGATGTAGGTAAGAAATATGTATTATTCTATGATACAATGACTTTAAATACAAAAATGTTTTGTGATAAAGTTAAGAAGAAATTTGGAGATAAGATTGCAGTACATAACATAAATGAAATTTTAGAAAATTATGGTTATTATAAGTTAAGTGGTAGTGTTGAATTAATTGAAAGTATTGAATATCATTTAATAACTTATACAATTATGCAAGGGGAGATACCACAAACTACTTTAGATTTCCTTGAAAAATATCATTGGAAAGATAAGATTAAAACTATATCAAGTACAGGACAGAAAAATTGGGGTAGTGATTTATTTGCTAAAGCAGTTGATGTAGTGAATGAAAAATACCCTAATATTCAAAAAGGGTTAAAGATAGAATTACAAGGTACAACAAAAGATGTAAATAAAATGGGAAGATTAATTTTAGAGGGGAGTAATAAGTAATGTGGTTAGTTAAAGATAAAGAAATGATTAATATAGATGATATTGAACATATTGAATATTGCTATTATGAAGAAGATAATGAGTATGAATTAGTTTTTAATAAATATGGAAAAGAAATAGCATATTTCTTTTTCAAAACATAAAAAGAAGTAAAAGATAGTTTTGAAAAAATAATAAATGGAATTAGACTTGGAAGTAAAATTATACATTTATAAAAAAACTATTGACAAATTAAAGAAAATATGATATATTAAATATGAAAATAAATTAAAAGAAAAGGAAGTGTTATAATGGCATTTAATCAATTTAGAATAAATTTTGAGTTTTTAGGAAAATTAGAAGTATTGAAAGATAGTAAGGACAGTAAGGGAAATGATATAAGAGGTACTGTTAGGGATAATGGTAAAGGGTTTACTAAATTAGTTTTTAAAGGTAATGTTGAAAATCAAGGAGATTTTTATTTAGAGTTAAATGGGTTTGCTAATCCTGTTAAGTTTACATTAAATGAAGTTGATAAAAATGGAAACAATAAAGTGTATGATTTTAACGGAGGTAAATTAAAATATGCAGAAAGTGAAATTAAAGACCTTTATAAATCTACATATAAATTAATAAAAGGTAAAGATGAACAAACTTTTTATCACGGTAGGGATTTTGTAAACACTTTGATTAAATTAATACCTAATATTGAAAAAAATAAAAATACTTTATATAAAATTAAAGGTACTGTTGATAGAAGTATTTTCAAGAATAATATGTATGATAAATATATGATTAATTCTGTTGAAATATTGACAAAAAAAGAAGAACAATATTTGAAAGTTTATGAGGTATTTGCATACAAGAGAGAAGAATTAAAAGGAAGCACAATAACACCATACGAAATTATTAATCTTAGTACAAAAGATAAAGGTAGAAAAGATTTTTATTATAAGTCAAGCAAGAAATTGAAACTTAATAATAAATGGTTATTAAATGGAGTTATGGAAAGCATACCATTAAAAGAAAATCCAGTTATTATGGGATATATCAAGGATTTAATGGCTAATGAGATTGGTAGAATTAAGGTACATTATAAACCAGTTATTAATACAACTAAACAAGAGGAAACTGAATATAAACCTGACTTGGAAAGTTTACCTATTGAGTTTAGGGAAGCATATAAGAGATTAATTGAAAAAGGTTTAGAAAAACAAGCAAAAGAGATGGTTAAAAGGGTTGGAAATGCAATCAAGTTAAGTGAAGGTGGAGGATTTAAAGAATATTACATTGATGAATTTGAATATTCTTCAGATTTTGCATTAAAAGTTAGTGAAACAGTTACAAAAGCAGAGTTCTTAGAAACTAACTTAAAAAATATTGAACTTGCAACTAATAAGGAAACTAGAGGTAAATTATTATTAAGTAAGATTATGATTAATAAAGAAAATATATTGTCATCTGATGAAAATAATGTATTTGGAAATGATAATGATAATATTGGATTTGAAGATAATTTAAATATGGAAGATGATATATTAAAAGAAAAAGAATATAAAGAAATTAGTTTTGATGATATTGAAGAAAATGAAGATAAAAAAGAAGATGTTGTAGAAAGTAAAGTTGAAGAAACTAAGGAAGAAGTGAAAGAAGATATTGATGATATATTTAATGAAACTTCTGAAAATAAAGATGAAAAGGTTGAAGATAAGAAAGAAGAAACAGTAAAAGAAAATAAAGATGTTAATGAAAGTAAAGATGAAGAAGATTTATTTGATGAAATCTTTAGAAGTTAGAAAGGCAGGAAAAGGTATGAAATGTAGTCATTGTGGGAAAGAGATTGCTGACATATCTTTTTCTTTTAAATTAGGGGAAAGATATTATCACAATGAATTATGTTATTTTGAAAGTGTTAGAAAAGATTTTAACAAGAAAATAAATAAGATGTTACAATATTATTATTCATTTAATGATAAGAATGTTAAAGTACCAAAACAATATTATATGTTATTCAATAAATTAAGAAAAGAATATAAAGATGAAAAATATACTATGTTTTTCCTTTACAATTCAAGAGATATTATAAATGAAATTAATAATAGATACCAGTATTGTAAAGTTAATACTAGAATGTATAAAGTCTGGGAGTATTTAAGAGATAATTATTATTTGATGTTGCCACAGTATTTTAAAAAGACTGAAAGCATATCACATATATTTGAAAGTGAGAATAAAGATAGAGTTATTAAAAAAAGACATAAAAATAGATTATTAGAAGATTAGTCAATTAATATTGACTAATTTTTATTTATATGGTATAATTTATTAAAAAGTTAAAAGGAGAGAGATATGTTGAATTTAGATGAAGATTTAAAATTAGTAAAAGATAGATTAAAGGAATTTAGAAAAGAGAATAAGAAAATAATATCATTTTCAATGTTGAATGTTATTGAAACTTGTTACAGACAATATAAATTTCAATATGTTGACAGGGTTAAGTTGGAAGATAGTAATAATATTTATACTTTTTTAGGAACATTGGCACATAGTTTGATTGAAAGATTATATAGAGATGAAATTACAAAAGATGAGGCTATAAAAGAGTGGCTAGAGAATATTGAAAATAATCCTTATTATTTCTTAGATTATACTAGATGTGAAAATCCTAGTATAAGGGAAGAAATGTTTAATAAGAATGAGTTATATAAGAATAATTATAATTCAAATATGCTACATTATTTTGAGAACTTTACAAAGATGAGTTATATTAGTTTTTTTCAAGAGAGAAAGATTTATTTTGAATTAGGAGAACTATTTAAAAGTCCAATGTTTGATAATTATATATTCAATGGTATTATTGACTTTATTGGGGTTAATGAAGATGGTAGTTTAGATATTATTGATTATAAGACAAGTACGATATATAAGGGAGATAAATTAGTATTACATAGTTTTCAGTTGATATTATATGCACTTGCTTTGGAAAAAATGGGATATAAGATTAATAAGATTGGTTGGAATTTTTTAAAGTATGTTAGAAAAATTACAAAATTCAAGAATGGTAATGTTAGATATACAAATTGTGAGAGAAAAGACTTTGTCAAAAAAGATAATATTAATTTTGAAGATTGTTTAGTGTTTATTGATTATAATATTATGAATAAAAAGAAAGCATTGAAATATATATTTGATAATATTTTAAAAATGATTAAGGTTGATAATTTGAAAAATTTAGATACAAATAAAATACCATATAATTATGATAAATTCTTTTGTGAGAATTTATGTAGTTTTTATAAATTTTGTAATGTAGGTGTATAATATGAATGATAATACTTTTATAAAATTACTTAGGAATAATAAACATTTATTATTTGAATATTTAAAGAATAAAAATATTAGATATACTGTTAATGTTGATGAAAGCAGTATAAGAATGGATAGTATAGGAAGTGATAATTTTAATGGGTTATCACTATCCTTAAATTCTATGGTTTATTATGATTTTAAAAGTACAGAAAAAGGTAATGTATTAGATTTATTGAGTATTATAACTAATTTAAATAAACATTTAATAATGTTTGAATTTAAATGTTTAATTGAAAAGTTAGATTATGAAATACAGAAAGTGGATAATGATGATTATATTGAATATGAGAAAAAAGAATTATTGGAATATCCTAAAAGATTATTAGATTTATTTCCTAATATTATTAGTGATTTATTTTTAAAGGATAATATAAATGAGCCTACACAGTTACTATTTAACATTAAATATGATAAAGAAACTGACAGGGTGTTAATACCTATTGAATTTAAAGGAAAATTAGTAGGTATGGTTGGGAGATATAATAATAGTGAAGTACCTAAGAATGTTCCTAAGTATTATCCAGTACTTGTATACCCAAAAAGTGAAGTATTGTTTGGGTATGATTTATGTAAAGATAGTATAGAAAAAACTAAAACAGTTATATTAGTTGAAAGTGAAAAGTCGATAATGAAAAGTATTCAATGTGGACTATATAATACTTTAGCAGTAGGTGGGAGTAATATTAGTAATTCACAAATAGAGTTGTTAAAAGAGTTAGGAGTTAGAAAAATATTTATTTGTTTTGATAGTGATAAGGAAAAAGAAAAAATATTAATTCAAATAAATAAATGGTTTAAGAATGAACAGTTTGATGTTTATTTTACTGATAACAATACAAAGTATGTGAATGAGAAAAGTTGTATATTTGATATGTGTTGGAGTAGGAAGAATATATTAAAATATATAAAGAAATTTAGTGAAAAAGTCAAGTCATAAATTAAGGCTTGACATTTTTTTATTTATGTGATATTATTATAATGGAATACTAATGAAATTTTAAATGGAGGTTAAATAAATATGAATAAATTTAAAGAGTTTATGGTAATAATTAAAGAAATTATTTTTCTTATATTATTTTATGGTTTATTTATATTATCTTTTTCTTTAGTAGTTTATATATTTTTAAGTGTATTATAGAGTTAGGAGTTATATTATGAGAGAAAATAAAGGTTATGTATTACAAGATAATATAAAAAAATCTTGTGAAAAACAAGATATATTATTTTATAGATTTAGAGATAGTCCTTTTAGTTTTGCTAATAGTGAAAAGACAAAATTTACTACAAATAATATATGTGATTGTATAATATTTTTAAGTGGTAAATTATTATTTTTAGAATTAAAAAGTGTTAAAGGTAAAAGTAAATCATTTACCAATCACGAATTTAGACAGTTAAATGATATTAATAAAATTATTCATAATAAGAGTGGTTATAAAAGATTTGGAGTATATGGTGGATTTTTAATAGAATTTAGGGAAATGGAACAGAGTTATTATTTTCCAGTAAAAGAAATATATAGATATTTTGAGGAAAATAATACAAAAACATTAAATATTGAAAAATATTTAAAAGGATATTATTGTATAAAGATTAATCAAGAAATTTTAAGGAAAAATTACAGATATGATATTAGAAATATATTTATAGAATTAGGAGGAAATTATAATGAGTAAATTAATTAAAGTAAAGAATACTATAACAAGTATTGAATTAATGAATTTAATTAACAAATTTAGATTAGAAGAAAATGATACAAGAATTTTAAGACACGATAATTTAGTAAGAATGATAAAAGATGAATTTACTGATGAAAAGGGTATACTTATGGTTAAGGACACCCCATATATACACCCACAGAATAAACAAACTTATTATTTTTATGAATTAGATTTTTACCAATCATTACAATTATTGATGAAAGAAAGTAGAATTGTAAGACAAAAAGTTATAGAATATATTAAAAAATTAGAAAAAGAAAATATGGAATTAAGACAGGCATTATGGAATAAACAGAATAGTGAGTGGCTTGAAACTAGAAAGCAAGGAAAATTGACAAGAAGAAATGAAACAGATGTTATTGCTAGTTTAATTCTAATGGCAAAGAAACAAGGTAGTGAAAATGCAGATAAGTTATATACAGTTTATTCAAGTTTAGTTAATAAATTAGTTGGTATAAAATCAAAACAAAGAGATATTGTTAGTGTAGAAACTTTAGAACATATAAGGTTATTAGAAGATTTAATATCAAAAGTTATTGCTAATGGTATTGAGAATGATATTTATTATAAAAATATTTATCAAAATTGTAAAAAGAAAGCAAATGAATTAATTGAATTATTAACGTTAAGAACAAATTTATTGGAGGAAAAATAAAATGAATAAATTAATAAATAAAATTGTAAAATTTAAAGTAAGAGTAATATTAGATTATTATGGGAGTTTTATAGTATATGAGCCTTATACTAAACTATCATTAGGGGAGTAAAATATGAAAAAATTGGAAGAAGATTATACTGGTTATGAATTTACATATTTTACTTATGAAGAGTATGATAAAATGTTAGATTTAATGTTATATAATATCTATAAAAATACATTTATAGATAAAGATGATTTAAAACAAGAGTTAATAATATTTATTATGAGATTAGAGAAAAAAATATTTGCAAGAGAAGATGAAATTGATAATATTAAAGGTTACATAGTACATTGTGTCAAGATGAAAACTAGAACATTGGCTAAGGAATTTTTTGAAAGATTAAAAAAAGAAAATTCAAGTAGTCTTGATATTATAGATGATGTTGTCAGTGATAATTCTGATATTGAAAATTATATTGTAAATAAATCTTATATAAATGATTTATTTGATTATTATGAAATATTGGAAGAAGATAGAAATTTATTATTAGGACATAGACCTAATAGTAGAAGAAATGAAAGATATTTATTGAATAGATGGTTAAAAAATAAAGTATTGAAAAAGGATAAAGAGAAATGGAAGTTAAGTAATGAGTAATATTATTATAAAACAAGAAAATTTTATGGAACAGAGAACTAATTATGATTTTGAACAATTAAAATTATATTTAAAAGATTTAAAAGATTATGGTTATGTTGAAAAAATTGATGGAACAGTACCTTTAAAGCACGATAAGGTTATGCAATTTGGGAGATTTAGAGTAAGATTAGATACAAAATATAGAGTATTTGAAACAGATGTTTGGAAGGATTGATATGAGAAAAATTAAGAATAAGGAAGATAAATTAAGGAAATATAATATAAAATTTAATGGTATTTCAAGACAGAATGGTAAAACAAGTTTAATAATTAGAAAATTTAAGGAGAAAAAATTAGGTAATGGTTGTAAAATATTAAGATTAGGCTATAAGGATAGTGATATTAAGAATATTGCTAAAGTATTAAAATTTATAAATGGGGGTAAATTAATTGAAGAATAAGTATTTTAAGTTATATTATAATGATAGACTTTTACAAAATATTAATTATAAACAATTAAGAATGTTTTGTAAGGATAAAGGATTAATTATGGATAATATGTTAAGAACTTTACCTAATTATCCTAATGAAAAGAGAAGAAATAAAATTTATAGAGGATATAAGGTTGTAGAACAGTCTAAAAAAGATTTAAACAAAGAACTTATTGAAGATGTAGATAAACAGCAAAGAAAGTCAAATATGGCTATTTTAGGTAGTGATAAGAAAGAAATTGACTTTATAAATGGTAAAATTAGGGCAGAGAAAATAATTCATTTAAATATTGATAACATTAATGAGAAAGATATACTAAAAGAATTTAATTTGGATATTAAAGAATGGCAAATTGAGAAATTAAATTATTCATTATGGGATAGTCCTAATAAAGATAAGGGAACAATACCTTTATATTCTGTTAAATGCCAATTCAAGAAAAGAGATAAGTTAGATTATGATGTTGAAGAATTAAAGAATGTTATTGACAGTTGCTTTGATAAAGTTGATTTTGTAAGACCAACATTAAATAAAAATGATATTAGTGAAAATATGATATTGATTGATATAGCAGATTTACATTTGAATAAGTTTAGTGATGATTATGATATGGAGATTGCTGAAAATAGATTTAATAATGCTATTGATACTTTTTTAAATGAAACAAGTGCAGAAGAATGTATATTTGTTATTGGGGAAGATTATTTTAATATTGATACAATTAATAAGACAACTACAAAAGGTACACCACAAGATACAGAAGTAGATGTATATAGAATGTTTGATTTTGGATTAAAATTAATGATAGAAACATTGCATACATTGAGTGTATTTTTTGATAAAGTTAATGTTATATTAATTCAAGGAAATCACGATAAATTATTAAGTTATATGTTAGTAAAAGCACTAGAACACTATAATTTTGAAAAAGGAAATATTGTATTTAATAGTGAAATAAAGAGTAGAAAATACATAGAATATGGAAATTCTTTGATTGGATTGGGGCATTTAGATACAGAAAATAAAAAACAGAAACAGTTTTTAATGCAAAATGAAGTTAAAGAGATGTATGGTAAATCTAAATATAATTATTTCATTAGTGGGCATTTACATAATTATTCTGTTGAGGAAATTGGAGGAGTACAATATATAAGGTTGCCTAGTCTTAGTGGTAGTGATAATTGGCATAATGAGATGGGTTACATTACACAGACTAAAAGTGCCATTGCCATTGAATTTAATAAAGATAAAGGTATGTTTAAAAAGATTATTTATAATGTGTAGCAAAAAACTACACATTTTTTTTTATAAAAGTGTTGACAAATAGAAAAATTTATGATAATATTATTGTAGATAAAATTTAATTGGAAGGAGATTTAGTATTGTGAAGAAATATAATATAGTAGATTTATTTTGTGGAGCAGGAGGGGGTCAATAGGTGTTAAAAGGCATAATAGAACTAATACATTATTTGCATTAGATTTTTGGAAACCTGCTGTTGACAGTTATAATTATAATTTAGGAAATAAAGCATTAAATATGGATATACATAATTTAAGTGAGAAAAAGATTAAAGAATTGATAGGAGATAATAAATGTGATATTGTTTTAGGAAGTCCACCTTGTCAAGGATTTAGTTTACAATCTAGGTATAAATATAAACAAGGTGGAGAATATCACGAAGGTATGGAACAGAAAAATCATTTATTCCTTGAATTTCTAAGGGTAGTAAATATAATAAAACCTGAAGTAGTTGTAATGGAAAATGTTAAAGGCATTTTAAGTATGAAAAATAAAAATAAAGAATTGATATTAGATAATATTATAAAAGCATACAATGAAATTGGTTATTATGTAAAATATAAAATAATAGAATGTGAAAAATTAGGATTACCACAAACTAGACACAGGGTAATATTTTTAGCAAGTAGAGATAAAAATTTATTTGATATGTTAGAATATCCACAATATAGAGATAAGAGTGTAAGTATTAAAGAGGCTATTATGGACATACCTGAAAAAGATAATACTTATTTAGTTGGTGTAGATAATACAACAGATTATATAAAATCTTTAAGAAATAAAAATGATATTCTTATTGACAATGTAACAAATAATACTTCAAAAATAGTTAAAGATAGGATAAAACTTATAAAAACAGGTATGTATATGGGTTGTTTACCAGAAGGACACCCTTTAAAAACTAAGGCAAAGTTTACAAATAGTTATAAAAGAGAAGATGAAAATAATTTATTAGGAACTATAAGCAATATATGTAAAACTATGTTAATACATCCTAAATATGACAGAATATATACTATTAGGGAAGGTATGAGATTACAAAATTTTCCAGACAATTTTATATTACAAGGTACAACACAAGAAAAATATATAATGATAGCCAATGCAATACCGCCTATATTAACTGAAAAAGTATTTGAAAATGTTTTTAAGGTGTTAGATAATTATTATGAAAAGAATTAATATTTAAATTACAAAGGAGAGTTTATAGTGGATATAGTTAAAGATATTAAAGGTAATGTTGTAAATGTAGGAGATAAGATTAAATTTATGTATTGTGATTTTGATGATTTACATAAAAAAGAATACATTACAAGTAAAATTATTAAAATAGATTATGAAAATAAGGAAGTAATTATGGATAGTGGGCATAGTTGTAGATATTTTCATTTAACTAAATGGGAAGAAGAAAATTTAGATGAAGGAACAAAGAAACGTTTTTTAACTAATACAATAGGTGGGGAAAAAGTAGATTAAGGAGATAATATGGAAAAAAATTTATATGATTATGAAATTAAAAAAGGCAAAGATGTATTATTTAATTTTAAATTTATAAAGTTAGGTAATAAAAAATATAGAATAAAATATAATCTTTATTTTGATAAGGTTGAGAAATACTTTAAAAATGATGAATTAGGTATTATTGCTAAAGGTTATTTAGCAAGGATATTAAGTAATTTTCATACTACATTTAAGATAAAGCCATTGAATGAGCAACAGGGGTTTGATTTTAGTTTAGATGTTGAGTTTAGTGGAGATATAGTTGAAAGCATATATATTGATACATTTAAGGAATATAAACAGGCATTAGAAAGCATATTAAAAAATATGAAAATAGTGTTGACAAGAGAGAATATTAATGCTATAATAGAGATGTATCAAAGTTTGGATAATAAGGTTGAAAATATGATTGTATTAGATAGCAAAACAAATAAAATATATCAAATTAACAATTCACAAATTGATAAGCAAGATAATACAACATTAGGACTTTATCTAACAGACAGAGATATACTTGAGATTGAGAGAATGAAGAAACCAATTATTATCCATAATCATAGGAATAATTTAATATTTTCAAAGGAAGATTATGAAGTGTATGAGAAATTGAAAGAGAATATTAAAAAGAAATTTCTTTTTATGGTATATTCAGTTGAAACTCAAGAATTAAAAGAGATAAATACTGGTATAGTATTTTCTTAAAATTATTAAAAGAAAGGAAGTATATTATTATGGAATATGGACAATGTGTATTAGTGGTAGGAAGAAGTGGCAGTGGGAAAACTTATTCTCTTAGAAATTTAATTCCCAAAGATACAATAATTGTAATGAGTAAATTTAAACCTTTAGTATTTAAAAATTGGAAAAATAATTTTTCAATTAATAAATTAGAAAAAGGTAAAGGACTTATAAAAATATGTAAAAATTTTGAAGATTTAAATAAGTTTATTAATATATTAATAACTAAAAAATTACCTTTTAAAAATATTATATTTGATGATTTTCAATATTATTCACAATTAGATGTTTTTACAAGAGCCGATGAAAAAGGTTTTGATAAGTTCATAGGTCTAGCAATGAATATACAAAAATCATTAGATTTGATAACTACATTGCCTTATATTTTAGGTTCAAATATAGCAATATTTTGGCACTCTAATACTGAAACTTTGGCAGAAGAAAAAGGTACATTAGTACAAACATCTAGTAAATTTATAGATGAGAAATTTGTTGTTGAAGGTATATTTAATACTGTTTTAAAGACTGAAATAGTTGATGGTTATTATAAATTTAAAACAAATTCAGATAATAATTTATTAAGTATAAAATCTCCAGCAGGTGTGTTTGATTTATATATTGATAATGATTTAAATTATGTATTTAATCAATTAAATAAATTTGATAGAGGAGAGTTGTAAAAATTATTTTTAAGTCAAGTAAGAAATTGCTTGACTTTTTTATTTTATTATTATATAATAAGATAGGATAATATTTATAAAGGAAGTGATTTTATGGGAAATGAAAATATATTCAGTATTAGGAAGATATTATATACTAAGGACAGAAAAATAACATTAATTAAAGACCATACATTTAGAGTAACAGAAAATACTGTTGAAGTTCAGTATTTATGTAATGGCTTAGCAATAGTCAGACAGTTTATGATACCTTTTAATGAGATTTATTATTTACTTGGTACTGACTTTGTAAGTGAAATTATGGAAAAGGATAAGGACTGGTTTGAAAGTAATATTTATATATTCATATCATTTACATTAAGGGATAATATATTATATAATAATTTACCTTATGAAAATTCAAGAAATTTGGATAATTCACATATAAAAGATGAGGAATACAAGGATTTATTTTCAGTTACTTATAAATTAGGTAGAGAAAATGTATTGAAAATGTATAAATGTTTTGTATCTATGGATAAAGATTATAAACTTAATATAGGTAAGGTTGCATATACTAAAGTACATAGGTTGACAAATTCACTAGATACTGTAAATTTAGTTGATTTTAATAAGTTTAAAAAATTAGTTGAAAGGATAAAATAATGGAATTTTTGGAGAAAAATTTGGAAGAAAGTGAAGTAAAATTAACTCAATTAATTTATAATAACAGAGATAATCTTATTGAAATAAAAAATAAGATTAATACAGATGACTTTATTAACTCAAATATGAAAATATTGTTTGACTATGCAGTTATTCTATATCAAAAGTATGATTTTCAAATATTGACTTTAGACAGGATAAAACAGTTGATAGCAAATAATGAAGATATAGATGATGTTACTAGAGAGTTATTGCTAATTCATACTGATATTATGAAGATAGATTATGATTTAGATATAAAAGGGGAGTTTGAGATATATCTAAAAAATCTTAGTCTATATCGTTATTCTAACTTTGTTGATGATAATGGTGGGATAGAGGGTATAATTAATAAGTTATCTGACTTTGCAGATAATACAGATGATATGAGAGATTACTTGTTAGATAGTATTGATAGATGTTTTCATATTTATAAGTCAAAACCTATTGAAAGTGATATGGAACAGGGTATGGAAGAATTAATAAAGGAAATAGAAAATGATGAAATGGAAGTGGGGATAAGGCAGAGATTTAATGAATATACAGACTATTTTACAGGAGGTATATTTAAAGGGGTACATTTTCTTGGTGCTTCAAGTGGAAAAGGTAAGACCACTTGGACTTTTCCATTTTATATTTTACCATTATTACTACAAAAAGATGAAGATGGGGAATGTAGTGAAAAGATATTAATTATTGCTAATGAGCAAGATAAGAAAACATTTCAAAAGTTATTTTTAGTTGCTATTTATCAATATGTGTATAGATTTACTGAAAATAATAAGAAATTAAAGAATAGGTTTATTAGGAGGCATAGAATTGAAAGGGGTAGTCCTACTGACTTGGATAAGAGATTATTGAGAGATACTTTTGTATATTATGTAAATAATTTTAAAAAGAGAGTAAAATTTGTTTTTATGCCAATGTTTACCCCTGATGATATAGAGAATTGTATCATCTCAAATGCTAGAAAAGGTTATAAAAATATTATACTAGATACTATGAAAGCAGAAGTCAAGGGGGAATACCAATTATTATCTAACCTTGCAACTAGGCTCGATATGATTGCTAAGGCTAATGATTTAAGAATTGTTGCTACGGTGCAGTTAGCAATACATAGTATGAATAGGAAATATTTAGACCATACTTGCTTGGCAGAGAGTAAACAGATTGTAGAGATAGCAGAGCATAGTTTATATTTCAGGTATACAGACTTGACTGAATTATCTAAACTAACTATTATAAGATATAAAAGGGATATTATGAGTGATGGAAGTATTGCAGTTACAGAAGAACAATTATTACATACTGAAATTGAAGCATTTATGGAACAGGGGTTAAGGAAGAATAAAGACTTATTTGTAGGTATGAAATTAATGTTAGTATTTGTTGGTAAAAATAGACACGGAGAGAGTGATAAGATTGTGTTGGCAATAATGAATTTTGACAATATGTATTATAAGGAGTTAGGTGTTGTTGAAGGGTTACAATATGATAAATTTTAAAATATGAAAGGATTGTTAAATGAGTATATTGGAAAAATTAGATAAAATAATAGAAGTTACTAAAAATGAAAAGTTTATTGAATTAAAAAGATTTTATAATAAAAATAGAAGATTAACACATAAACAAATAATATGGGTTGAAAAATTTTATTATAGTTTATTTGAAAAGGTTGAAGAAGAAATTGAATATGACCATACTTTATATGGTTACGATGTATAATAAATTAAAGTCAAGTTTATACTTAACTTTTTTATTTTGATGTGATAAAATTTATATGGATATTTTATTAAAGGAGAGAAGTAATGGAAATATATAATAATTTAGATTTGGATATTGGAAGTGTTAAAGGTTTTGATAATATAAAGAAATTTTTTATTGAAAATAAAGATATATTTATGGATAAGGATAAAGTTATTACTTTTGATATTGAAACTAAGGACTTGAATATTAGAAATAATAAGTTATTAGGTTTTGGTATTGGATTTTTCACTACTAAGTCAAGATATTTAATAACTAGAGATTTAAGTATAGAACAATTAAAAGTGATATTCAAGGCTTTTAATAACTTTAAATGCAAGATTGTATTACATAATTCTTATTTTGATATATCACAATTAAATTATATGTTAGGAATGAAAATTAGATGGACTTATTGCACATACATAATGGCACATTGTTTACATACTGACATATTATTGAGAGCAGAAGATAAGGATAAGGGGAATAGTTTATCGTTAAAGGAATTATGTAAATACTATTACGAGGAATTATATGGATATGAAGATGAATTAGAAAATATAAAAAAAGAAATTATAAAGGAAAAAGGTATTACAAAAAATAAATTTACTTATGATATGTTTTCTGATGATGTTTTAATACCTTATGGTAATTATGATGTGTTAGTTACTTATGCTTTATTTGAAAATTTTATTAAAGAAGTTAAGGAAAATGTTAAGAATGGTTGGGATAAGTTACCATACTTGCTTAAATTAAAACATAAGGTAACAAATATTTATATCAATGCAAAAGTAAAAGGTATTAGAGTTGACAGGGATAAGGTATTGGAGTTAAATATTCAATGGAACAAGATATTGGAAAAAAATCATAGTGAGATTGTAGGAACTGAAGAAGTTAAGAAAACAGAAGATTTACTTTATATGAGAGAATATCGTAAAGTATTGGATAAAAGACAGAAAGATTATGATGATAAATTAGAGAGCAGATTAGAAAAAATTAAATTAGGAAAATATACAAAAGAAAGATTATTGAAAGATAAGGAAAGAATTAGTCAATTAACTTCAAAGATGTTAGAAAATATTGAAAATAAGAGTAAATTTAATTTGAAAAGTCCTAATCACAAGGCAACTCTTTTTATTGATATTATGGGATTAAAACCTATAAAATATAATGACCCAAATAAAAAAACTGGAGAGAGAACACCTAAAGTTGATAAGGAGTTTATGGGTAAATATTCATACATACCCTTAGTTGATAAGATAAGAGAGTATTCTTTATATATTAAAGGGGTAGATGGGTTTTTAGGAGTAAATGATGAAAATAAGGAGAAGGGTTTATGGAACTTGACAAGCGAGAATTATCCATTTAACCATCCTAATTCAAATTTACAAGGTACGATAACTCACAGGGTAGCACAGAATAGTGTAAATTTACAGCAGTTGCCAAGTCGAGGGGATTTATCAGTATTGAAAAAATGTATAATTCCTTTACAAGATAATCATAGAATTGTTGCTTTAGATTATTCGAGTTGTGAACTTTATATATTAGGAGCATTAAGTAAAGAGCCTAATTTAATTAATGCAATCAAAGATGGTTTGGATTTACATAGTAATATGGCTTATGGAGTTTGGGGAGATACAACAGAGATAACAAAAGAGAAGTATGATGAGATTAAAACATACCTAAAACAGTCGGAAATGGGGGTACATTATCGAGGAATGACCTTAGCCGACCTAGACATACCCCTAAGAAAAAAATTGTCTGTAATCAAGGATTTGATGGGCAATATGAGATATAATGCTAAAAGTATTAACTTCGGATTACCTTACGGAATTAGTGCAAAAGGATTGGCAGAAGATATGAAAGTTAAAGTTAAAGAAGCAGAAAAAATGCTTAATGAATATATGGATAGGAATAAAAAAATAAAAGAGTTTATGGATAATAATAAAAATTTCTTATGTAAAAATGGTTATGTTGAAGGAACTCACGGACAAAGGCTATATATGAATAAGTCTAAGGGTATTGATTTAAAAGAATTAGAAAATTGGAAATATAATGATAAAAAAGAAATATTAGAAGAATTAAGAAAATCTACTAATTATATTATTCAAAGTGAAAATGCAATGGTTATTTATGAGGCATTGATTAGATTTGATAAGAAAGTTAAGGAGTTAGGTTGGGAAAATGATGTGTTTATTCTAACAACTATATATGACGCTTGTTATTTGTCAGTAAGTGATAAAATTAGTGATAAAGATATAAAGAAAGTATTGACAGAAGTGTTTGAAGTGTGGTATACTAAAGATGTAAGGTTTAGAGTTGACATTGAAAGTGGTAAAAATTTTAAAGAGTTACAACCAATAGAGTAAGGAGGATATATTATGAGTAGAACTAAAAGAAGTTTACCAAGTTATAAAAATGTAAATTGGTTTATTGATGTTAAAGAAAGCAAGAGATTTTATAAAAAATATCAAAAAAGACATTTAAGAAGAATTATTGAAAATGAAGAAGTAGAGTTTTATTCATTTAGAGGTATGAAAAGAATTTGTAGAGATGGCTGGAATTGGGATAAAGAAAGAAATAATGAAGCTGTGAAACAAAATATAAGGAAGTGGGAAAAAGAAAATGGTAAATGATATTATTTTAATAAATAATAAGGAGATTAAAACAAAAGAATATAAAAATCAAAGAGTTGTTACTTCTTACGATATAGCAAATTTACACGAAAGAGATATTAAAAGAGTAAATGAACAATTTAAAAATAATAGAGATAAATTAATTGAAAATGAAGATTATTTCATAGTTAAAAGAGATAAAATTTCAAAGTCGATTATATCGACTTTAGAAAAATTACCTCCAAATATGAAAGAATTGGTATTATTTACTGAAAGTGGTTATTTAATGTTGGTAAAAACTTTCAATGATGATTTAAGTTGGAAAATACAAAGAATGTTAATTAAAAGTTATTTTAGAGTAAAAGAATTACAACAAAATGAATTTAAAGTACCTAAAACATTTAAAGAAGCATTATTATTGGCAGTAGAACAGCAAGAAGAAATTGAAAGACTGGAATTAGAAAATAAAGAGAAACAAGAACAATTAAAAATTCAAGCACCGAAAGTTAGTTATTATGATATAGTATTAAATAGTCCTAACCTTGTAACAGTAACACAGATTGCTAAAGATTATGGTAAAAGTGGTAAATGGTTGAATAAGTTGTTAAATGAGTTGAAAATTCAATACAAGCAAAGTAATCAATGGTTACTTTATTCAAAATATCAAGGAAAAAGTTATACACAGTCAGTTACTTATGCAGATGAGGATAGTGAATTTACAAAACTTAACACTAAATGGACACAAAAAGGTAGAATGTTTATTTATGATAAACTAAAAGAATTAAATATATTGCCAGTAGTTGAAAGAGAGGGAGATAGTTATGATGAACAATGAAATAATAAAATGGGAATATGCTAAAGTAGGGGAATTATATTGTTGGACTATTTTAGGTATTAGAGATTATAATTTAGTTAGAGAATTAATTAATAAATTTAATAAATATGAAAATAAAATAAAATTTACTTTAGGTTCAGGTTTTTCAAAATATAATTTTTTATTAAATAATGGAGATTTTAATTTTGATAACTATTCATTAGAATTATGTGATAAAAAAGGTAAAAATTATGATGATGAATGTGATAATATAGGTATGAATTATGAATATGATTTTAATAATTTAAAAAGATTAATTGATTATATTAATTCATATAAAGATGATGTTATTAATATAAATAATGAAAATAATTTTGATAATGTAAATAAACCTAATCATTACCAATTAAATATAAAAGGTAATAATATTCAAGTAATTGATATTATTGATGAAGTGGTTAAGGATTATAAACCACAGGAAGCATTTAAAATTGCTAATGTTATTAAATATGTTTTGAGAGCAAGTAAGAAAAATGGAATTGAGGACTTAAAAAAGGCTAGGAAATATATTGATATGTTAGTAGGAGATAATAATGAATAGAATTTTAACTTTGTTATTTAATTTAATAGAATTGAGATTATATAAAAATAGAATATTAAAATTAGAAAAAGAAAGAGAAAATATAAAATATATTATAGTAGATGGTTAAATAAAGGAGGGGTTAATGTATATTTATTATGAATTTTTAAATTATTTGAATAAGGAATTAAAAGAATGGGAAGATTTAGAAAATTATTCAATAAATGAATATGGTAGGTATGAAGTTTGTGTTAAATTGATATTTGGAGTAGATTTAAAATTTAAAAATGGTAGTTATTATTTCTTTAAAATTAAGTTCCATTATAGAAATGAATTAGGAAAATGGATTACACCAACACTCGAAGAACTAAAAATAAATGTTTTATCTGAAATTAATAGGATAAAGAAACATAGAAAGAATTTAAAAAGTAAATTACAAACACTTAATAGAGAAATTGATAAAATAAAAAAAGAATTAGGGGAATAGTAATGAATGAAAAAGATTTTATTATATTAATTACTATAATATTTATGATTTTTGTTGAAATTATGGTAAATATGCGTTTTAAAAAATAGTCAAGATTTTTCTTGACTTTTTCTTTTTTATATGGTAAAATTAGTTGACTATAAATAGATTGGAGAAAATAAAATGAATGAATATTTAGATTTTATTAAATTTGCTTTAGATGAGTTCAGTGAGGTAGATAGTATTGAAAGTATAACTATTAGTGAGTTTGGTGGTTATACAAGTGGTATTGAATTTGAGGTATGGTTTGTTAGAAAAGGATTTAACTCATTTAAAGTTGCTAGTTGGGTAGTTAGTGGTAATTTTCAAACAGGAAATGAGATTAGTGAGGAGAATATGAGAAAATGCTTGAAAGAACAGATAGAAAAGTTTATTAATAGAAGTAAAGAGTTAAAGGAATTGGAAGAAAAGAAAAATTATTGTGAAAAAGAATTAAATAAAATTAAAGAAAAAATAATAAAATTGAAAAAATAATAGAGGAGAGAAATGATATGATTTTAAATAATATTGAAAATTTAATTTTGTATTCAAAAAGTGTATATTATGAGTATGGGATAGATAAAGATTTTATATTTAATAAGGAAGAACAAGAAAAGTTAGGTATTGAGTTTGGTAAGAAAGTTAATTTAATATCATTAGGTAATAATTTATATTTACAAGTGTTTACTGATACAATAACTTTAAAAATTTTTCAAGTAAGGATAATAGGTACAGTAGACAAAAAAGATAATATAAAATTTAATAAACATTACAATTATTTATATGAAAATGATATAAATTCTAAAATATTAGAGAATTTGAATATTTATTTAATAAATAAGTTAAAAAGATTTTTATTTTTAAAGGTTAATAAAACAGATAGAAATGAATATTTAGTTTGTAAAAATTATTATAAAAAACAGAGAGATATTTATATTAAAAATGTGTTAGAGAGAGAAATTTTTAAAGATAAATACTATAATTATATAAATAATTCTTTAATGAAAATGTTAAAAGATAAAGTTAGTACGAATTTAAAATTAGAGATTGAGTGTAATGGTAGAGATAATTATTATTATAAAATAAAAGATAATTTAGAAACATTTATATCATTTTATTTAGAAAAGAGTAATGTAAATAGTGGAATAGAGATGAAAAATTTTAAATTTAGTTCTAATGTTGTGTTTAATAATGAAACTTTACAATTTTTTACATCATTAATAAATGTTGCTAAAGAGTTTTTAAATAGTTATGTTATAGAGAATAAGTATGAAGAATTTAATTATTATACTCAAGAATATGAAACTAAATATAAATTTTATTTAGATATAGATAAAATAATAGGAGGTAAAAATGAATAAGAACTATATTATATTAAATAATAAAGTAAATCAAAAAGATAAGAATGGAAATTATATTAATTTAGAGTTAGATAAACAAGCAGTTTTAGAGTATTTTTTAAATAATGTAAATCAGAATACAGTATTTTTTCATAGTCTTGAAGAAAAGTTGGATTATCTAGTGGAGAATGGATATTATGATAAGAAAGTATTAGATAAATATACTATTGAAGAAATTAAGGAAGTGTTTAAGATTGCTTATAGTAAGAAAATAAGATTTAGAAGTTATACAGGTGCTGTAACATTTTACGAAAGATATGCTATGAGAACAACAGATAATGAAAGAATTTTAGAAAGATATGAAGATAGATTATCTATGATTGCTTTAACTATTGGTAGAAATTATGATGAGGCTAAAGAATTTATAAATATTTTAGCAGATAGACAATTACAAGGAGCAACACCTATATTTATGAATAGTGGTAAGTTAAGAAGTGGTGGTATGACCAGTTGTTTTTTACTTGACATTGAGGATAATTTAGAAAGTATAAATTATGCTATGAATAGTGCTATGCAGATGAGTAAAATTGGTGGTGGTGTAGGATTAAATTTAACTAAATTAAGAGCAAGAGGAGAAGTAATTAAAGATGTTGAGAATAGAGCAAGTGGTGTATTACCTCCTAGTAAGGTATTTGAAGATATTTTTAGTTATATAAATCAATTAGGTCAAAGGTCTGGAAGTGGAGTAGTACATTTATCTATATTTCATAATGATATAGAAGAATTTATTAATAGTAAAAAAGTTAATGCTGATGAAAAACTTAGATTAAAAACATTAAGTACAGCAATAATTATTCCTGATAAGTTTATGGAGTTATTAAAAGATAATTCATCAAGATACTATTACACTTTTTATCCTAAAAATGTTTATAATGTTACAGGTATGGAATTAGATAATATGGATATGAATGAATGGTATGATAAATTAGTTAAAAACAAAGATATAAGAAAAACACAAAGAGATAAATTAAAGTTAGTACAAGAAATAATTAGAAGTCAGAAAGAGAGTGGTTTTAGTTATATAATATTTATTGATACAATGAATAGGGAACATAATTTAAAACAAATTGGAAAAATTAATATGAGTAATTTATGTGTTTCTTATGATACTAAAATTTTAACTAAAGAATATGGTTATATTAAAATAGGTAGTGTTGAAAATCAATTAGTAAATGTATGGAATGGAGAACAATGGAGTGAAACTGTTGTTAAAAAAACTGGAGAAAATCAAGAGTTATTTAAAGTTAAAACAAGTAATTTAGATGAGATAAATGTTACTGAATATCATAAATTTTATATATTAAATAAAAATGGTAGAGGTTATAAAGAAGTTAGGACAAAAGATTTAATAATAGGAAATAAGTTAATAAAATTTGATTTACCTTTTAATCAAGGTTATTATGGTAGAAAAAAGTTAAAAAATGCTTATGTTAATGGTTTTTTTAGTGCTGATGGTAATGAGGAGTTTAAACTAAAAAATTCAAAAGAGCCTTATAGAAGATTAATTTTATGTAATGAGAAAAGAAATTTATTATATAAATTTTTGGAAGTAAAACATAATAGTATTTCTGAAAATAAAAAATATCAAAGAATTACTATAAATGGTTTAAAAGAATTAAAACCAAAATATTTTGTTCCATTTGGATATAATATAAAAAGTATAATGAGTTGGTTAAGTGGTTTTGCCGATGGAGATGGTAGTATAAGATGTGTTGATGGATTAAAAGATTTAACTCTTAATAATATCAATTTTTCTTTTTTAAAAGATATACAACTATTATTACAAGAAATTGGTATTTATAGTAAAATGAGGGTACAAAATCAAGAATATTATAGAGATTTCCCCAAAAAATTTGGAGAAAAAGGTACTGATAGATATTATTGTAAAAAAGCATATACTTTACATATAAACAGTATTAATTTTAAAAAATTAGTAGATTATGGATTTAAAACATTTAGAATGGATAGTACAGTAAGTTATGTGCCTACTTTAGATACTAGCCAACATATTAAAATAGTAAGTATTGAAAAATTAAAAGGTTTATACAATACATATTGTTTTACAGAGCCATTAAGAAATATGGGAATGTTTAATGGTATGTTATTAGGGAATTGTACGGAAATAGCACAATTAAATTCTCCAAATAAATTTAGTGATAATATTTATGATGGAACTAATGAATATGGTTATGATATTCAATGTGTATTGTCTAGTTTAAATTTAATAAATTTATTTGAATGTAAGACAGATGATGAAAGAAAAAATGTTATAATTTCAAGTATGAAATTTTTATCTAATGTAAGTGATTTATCTAATATAGATAGTGTACCTAGTGTTAATAAATCAAGAGATGATTTTCATAGTGTAGGATTAGGCACAATGGGATTACATACATTGTTTGTTAAATTAGGTATTGAATATGAAAGTGAAGAAGCAAAAGATTTAACAAATTTATTATTTATGTATATTAGATATTATTCATTATATTCTAGTATGTTAATTGCTAAAGAGAGAGGTAAGTTTAAATATTTTGAAAAGTCAGAATATGCAAATGGGAAAGCATTAGAAAAATATATAAATGGTTATATTAAATTACAACCTATAACAGATAGAGTTAAAGAGATATTAGAAAATATAGATATAAATTTACCAACAAAAGAAGATTGGGTTAATTTAGATTTAGATATTAGAAAATATGGTTTATACAATGCTTACCAACTAACTCAAGCACCTAACCAAAGTAGTGCATACTTGATGGAAACTTCCCCTAGTGTATTACCTGTTAGTAGTGAAGTAGAAATTAGGGATTATGGTTATTTACAAACAGTATATCCTATGCCATTTTTAACAAATGAAAATAAACATTTATATAAGAGTGCTTATGACATAGACCAAAAAAAAATGTTAGATTTAATTAGGGTTATACAGGAACATATAGACCAGTCAATAAGTACAACAATAAATATTAAAAGTAGTACATCTATGAAAGAACATTTAGGTATTATAATATATGCTTGGCAAAAAGGGATAAAATCTTTATATTATTGGAGAACTCAAAAACAAAGTATAATGGCAGATAGAGAGCCTATATGTGAAAGTTGTAGTGTGTAGTTATGGAATTTTATAAAAATCGTATAGAATTAAAATATTTTTTAAATGTAGATAATAAAATATTTGATATTAAGTATGTAGGTTTTGATTATGAAGATGATTTACCTTATCCATCGTATTTTGTGTTTGATTGTAAATATAAATATTATCACTATAAATTGAAATATTATTGTAATGATGAAATAACTGAAGAATATTTAAATATTTCTATGAAGATAAATTTATATTGTGAAGGTAATAATTATTATATAAAGTTTAATGATTTATTTAGTTGTTTCAATGATAAATTATTAATTTTAATGAGTATATATGATTACAGAGAATTGAAATTATATGATTTACATAGAGATATAGAAGATTTATCGGAATATATTAGAATAAATTATGGTTTAGATGTTAGAAAGGACTAAGGTAAAACTTAGTCTTTTTTAATTAAATTTTATTTGACAAATATTAAAAGATATGATATTATATTATTGAAATTAAAATAATTCATATAAGAAAGAGGTGTTTAATTATGTATAAAACAAATGTTAAATGTATTGTTACAAAATATAAATTATGTATTGAAGTTTATTATCTATTCTTTGCAGGAGATATAAATTATTATAGAGCAACTTTGGAGGATAAATTTATAGTTGATAGGGAACAACTTATAAAATATATTTTAAAGTGGATTAAAGAAAATATTAAAAAAGATGAAGATTTTAAATATTTAACTTTAAAAGAGAGTTATTTTAAAAAGAAAGTAAATAAATTATTAGATAAATTAGATAAAAATTTAATAGAATGGAGATAAAAATAATGACAAATAAAGAAATTAAAAAAGTTAGAGGTATATTTAAAAGATTGGAAATACCTACTTATGTTGAGAATTTTTGTGAAAAACCACCAAGTCTATTTGAAATTTGGAATATTAGAATAAATTTTAAGGATAATTTAGATATACATATAGTATTTGATTTTTTAGATAAAGGTAAATGTGAATTTGATTTAAGATTTAAAGGAGATTTAGTAAATACAAATAATAAAATAGGTTATGGTAGAAATTATTTTAGATTATTTAATAAAGTTTGTGTTAATAGTTATAAATTTGAAATTGTTAGAGATAAAAAATTAGATTATAATTTATGTAAAATTTATGACATTTTAGATATTTATTATGATACAATCAACAATATGGTTTTATTAGTTGAAATATTAATTAATAACTATATTATTAGAAAATATGTAAAATATATGTGGAATTATGATATAATTAAATATAATCAAAAGATTATAGACAAGAGAGTACAGAAGTATGAGAGAAAGATAGAAACAGAGTTGTATACTAATAATATACATTGGTCTATACTGAAAGATAAAGTTATTGATGATATTGAAAGATTATATTTACTTGAAAAATATTATAATAAAACAAAATATAGAAAAAAATATGAAATTAATAGTTGACAAAGGGATAAAAGTATGATATACTAATCCTGTAAATGAAAAATTTAGGAGGTATTGTTATGGAAAAGACAATAAAATTAAATTTATTAGACAAAGGTATAGAAGTGGTTTATGATGGCTTTAAAAGTATTTTAAATTTTAATTTGGATAATGATGTAAGAGATTATGAGGAACTATTTAAAGATTTTCTTGAAACTTATCCAAAAGATATTGATTACTTATATATTGAATTAGGGTATGAAAATAATGATAAATTGTTACAAGTAACAAGTTTTATGAATACAATTGTGGATTATAACAGAACTTATAAAAATAGAATTATATTGACAATTAATCATATCAATGGTCAAAAACAACAATTTTTAGGGTAAAGGAGAGTAATTATGAATTTAAAATTAATTATAGAGAGTAATATGTTAGGTAGAGTTGAAAAAATTAAAGATATTGATAGGGGTATATCCCTTATCAGTATTAAAGAGAGAAAAAAAGGTATATATTCAAAATTTAATTTAGATGGTTTATTTATTAATGGGAAATTGACTTTTAATGAAACTATTGAAATAAGAAAATTTTTAAATAATCAAATTAAAAATTTACATAGTTTGTTTAATAATGTAAATATTATACCTTGTAAAGATGGTTTAGAAATTAGTTATAAAAATAAAAAATATTATGTAAAGGAGAATATGTAATGTTATTTAATGTGGATATAGATTTTAATGAGTATGATTTATATACTATGGAATTGGAGAACAAACTTAATCAAAAAATGATGAGTTTAGGGTATGCTATAAAAGGTAGGATAAATACACAATATGATATTATATTGCAGTATTATAAATTAGAGGGTAGAGATAATGGTTATATTGAATATAATGTATCATTTACATATTATACAAGGGATTTACAAAATTATATACTTGAAAAGATTGAATTAGCAAAAAATGAAAAGGTAAATGATGTTATAAATATATCAAATAGGGAAGAAATGATGAAAATATTGCCAAAGAATGAAGATTTAAAAAATTTATATGAAAATGGAGATTTAGGGGGAGTTTAGATATGAAAAAATATTTATTATTTATTATTTTGAGTTTAAATTCTTTTAGTAATTATTATATGATAAATTATAAGGGTAGATATTATAAAGCATTTGAAAATGAAAATAATGCTTATACTACAATAAAATTAAATAGGTATAAAAGAAGTTTGTTAAATAGATATGTACAAAAATATAAAGTTATCAGGAGGTTAAATAATGAAGAAATTAGGGATTTTAATTGCAATTATGTTTACAGTAAATGTAAGTAATGCAGAAATTATAAAACAGTTCAATGGTAGAGTGGTTGATGGGGAATGTAGATTTCCATTAAATAGAAGAAAAAAAATAATTGATAAAGAGTTATTGAATATTGTATATATTTATACATTATTAGGTACAAGTGCCGATGATTATGAATTTAAGATGTGGTTAAGAAACCAAAACACAGGTAAAAAAGAAACTAAAACAATTAGATTTTGTAGATTATAGGAGGATAAGTAAATGGAAAAAGATAAGTTAATATTATTACAAATTGAAAATGAATTTTATTTACAAGTACCTGAAGAAATTTATTTAGATAAATATAGAGAAGATATTGAAGGGAATATGCTTGTATTGAATTATAAATATCATTATTTTGCTAAAGATAAAGATGTAAATTATACAAAAGATTTTCATAATATTGGTTATGCTAATTTTGATGAAAGTATTAATATTATATACTTAAAAGATGGTATATTAACAATTCCAAAAGATATTTTTAAGATACATAAAGATAATTTTAATAAATTAAGAAAAATTTTAAAGAAATATGATGATATATTTGATGTAGAGTTAAAAGAATATTATAGTAATGGAAATTTTAAAACAAATAAAATAAAAATTGAATATGAGATGATTAAATTAGAAAATCCAGTTAAAAATAAAAATCATTTATTTAGATTAAAAGGTAATAATATACCTAAAGATTGGGTAGAGCAGTCAGAGTATTTAATAAAGAAATTAGAATATCCAAATTCAAGGTATGGTAATATATCGGAAGGTAAAATTAATTTAATAAATTATAATGGTTATATTCCTGAAAATATTGATTTCATTATAAGTGAGGAATATGCTAAAAGACTTGATGAACTGTTTAAGTCTTGGAATAATGAAAATATTAGGTCAAAAAAAATTAAATTAATTGAATATTTATTTAAAACATATAATGAAGTAAAATCTTATAAAAATAACTATTTTGTTAGTGTAGATGATAAAATTACAGTATTAGTTGATGTGGAAAATTTAGAAATTTTAGAGTTTAAATCGTTATATTATAATAATGATATGAAAAGTTATAATAGATTAGTTGAATGTGTAAATAGTATTCAAAAAGAAATAGATAAAATTAATGAAAAAAGTGTTGACAATGTTTAATTAATATGGTATAATTAGTTACGTAGATATAAACAATAATAAAAAATTTATGAATTAGATAACTTTCATACTTAAATTCATATACTATATATTGTTTTCAAATATTATTGTTTATAATCTATAAATAAAAGAAAGGTTAAGGTATTAGGTATGTTAATTGAAAAATTAAATTTCAAAAAATTATTTTTAAATGTTGGATATAATAAAGAACATATTATACGAAACATACCACCTTAACAAAGGAGGTATAAATGAAAAAATTATTAGTTTTAGTTATGCTGGGTATAGGATGTTTAGGTTTTTCTCATAGGAGTAAAAATAAGATTAGTAGACCTAATGGCTATGGAGATACTAATTTAAAAATTCCTTTATGCAAAAATCAATATGAAAGAGAGAAAGCATTTGAGGAATTTAGAAACCAATTAATTTCCAATGGTTATGTTATTATTAAATCTATTGCAAGTGATGTATCATTTGATATTTTTGTAAGGGATAGTGCAGGTAATGAACATTGGGAACATAAGGATTGGTGTAAATTTTAAGTAAATTGAGTGGTTGAGATATACCACTCTTGAATAAAAAAAAATAAATTAAGGAGATGTTTTAGAATGTTTGATTTAAGAAATGTAGAATTTAAATATTTAGAAAAGAATACAAGAGTAGGAGAAATTGTAAATGGTTTAGTAAAAGATTTGAATGATGAAAAATTGGAAATAAAGGAATTTGATTTAAGTGTAATGCCATTATTAGTTAGATTGGCAACTAAAAATATGTTTGATGTGCAATATGATGGAAAAAGTAAGTTATTGATTTTTATAAATAATGATTATGATATAAAATTGGGTATGAATAATGGTATTATAGATTTATCGTTGTTGAAAAATTTAACAAAATTTTTAATTGAACTTAACAGAAGAATTAAAAAATATGTAGAAGATATAAAAGAATTAGAAGAAAAAGAAAATAATAAAGATAATATTCAAAATGAAAATTTGAGTAAAGAAGAATTAATAAAATTAATTAGTGGGGGTATTTTTAGAAGTTTTATCAGGAGGTTTTGATGAAGATGGAGAATAATTTAAAAGTATTAAATAGAATTGATATACTGGAATTAGTTAATAGACAGAAAATGTTGGATGAGGAATTTAATGAAAAAAATAAAAATAATTCAAAATTAAGACCTAGAAACAGAGTTAATACATTAATTGCATTAAATACTGAATTAGGGGAAGTAATGCAAGATACAAAAGGTAAATGGAACTTTTGGAAAATTAATTGTAAATTTGATAAGGAACATACATTAGAGGAAATTAGTGATTATTTACATTTTCTATTACAACATATATATAGTGATGATGAACTGTTTAAAGAGATTGAAAGTAGAAATGTTGAGTTAAATGTTACACTTGAGAAACATATTGAAAATTTATTAAATAATAGAAAAGAAGAACAGAATATTGAGAACAGTTTACTATTCTTGTCATTGCCAGTAGCATATGAACTTGTAGGGTTTAAGTTTGAAATTGAGGAAGTATTTCAGTTATTTAGTGCTATAACTGTTATATTAGATGAGTTAGGTAGTAATTGGGAAGAATTTTTAAAGGTACATCATAAGAAATTTGAACTGAATTATTATGAAAGAACCAAAGAAAATTATTAATTAGTGTTTTAAATTGAAAAGTAAATATTTAGAGTTGGGATAAAAAAAATCCCAACTTTTTTATTTAAAAGTGTTGACAATTAAGTATAAATATGTTAAAATAAGTTAGATTGAATGAAAGGTGTTGATTTTATGAATAAAGAAATTATTATTAAAAGAAAAAATTTATTTTTTAAAGAAAGTATATTTATAAATGGGTATGCAGAACTAGATATTGATAACATTAAAAAATTATCAGATAGTAGAAAGTTATTAATTTGTGTAACAAGCAAAGTAGATTTAAAAAGATTAGATGGTATTGAATATATTTATATATCGACTAAGAAACAATATAGTGATATAAAGAATGTATTAGAGAATAATAATGTTGTAGTAATAACTTATAAATTAGTATATGTAGATTTACTACATTATTCAAGTTTATTAAATTATTTACAAAAATATAAATTTACAATATGTTTTCTTAATAGAAAGAAAATAAAAAAGGGAGATATTATTGTAGATGAAGTTTTTTTATATGACAATAGAATGTTTTTAGATGTTGACTACATAAATAAGACAATAGAATTAAAGAAGGAATTTAGAAATAATAATTTTTATGGAGAGTTTGAGTTAGAATATTTAAAAACTTGTGGATTATGTAATTTTTACCATAGTAAAACACAACATATAGGATATGATGATGGCGATAAGGATTATGAAAATTTTAAATATGATGTAAAAGTATATACTATACAGGGTAAGAAATTGGATAATGAATTATTTTTAGATAAACTATGTGAATATGCACTATTTATCTATGAAAGCAAGAATAATCAATGGTATGATATAAAAATAATAAGAGAAAATTAATTTTAATTTAATTGACAAATTGTAAATTTTATGGTATTATTAATATATCAAATGAGATAGGAGAAAAGATTATGGTAAATAAAGAAAAGTTTTTTGAATATGTTGAAGAAAAATTAGGACAGGAATATATCGTTAAATATGATGATATGAAATTAGAAGTAGGTAATGATATGTTTTTAGTTTGTATGAGAATTGATTTATATAAAAGTAAGGAAGATTTGTTGGTAAAAACTTATAACAATTATTATTACTTTTCAGTAATAAATGATATTATGAATAAATTGAATAGATATTATAAAAAATTTAAAGATTAGGAGATGAACAATGTTAAATAAAATTTATTTTACTATTGCTTTATTTTGTTTAAATAGAGTAAATAAAACACAATATTGGCAATATGAAACAGGTACAGGTAGAGTTGTATCATTATCTGTAAGAAAAGGAATAGTATATATTCTACAAGATGATTATATAACATTGAAAAATGATTTAAATGGTAGTATTGTACTGAAAGATTTTGAAGATAATGGAGTTAAAATTGAAGTTTTGAAATAAAAAAATATTAGGAGGAAACTAGAATGAAATATAATTTTGAAAGTATTAAACTTGTAAATGAAAATGAAAGATTAACAAAAAAAATTAAAGAGAGTAAAAAATTAAAAAATAGAATTAAAAAAATAATTAAAAAGGTAGTAAACAGATAATGGCTCATTATGATAGTACAAAAGAATATGGTAATAAAAAGGAATTGGCTATGATAAGGTTTATCATACCAATTTCTAGCAGTATGTTTAGAATTATTAATAAAATGGAATATAATGTTGAAAAGGATATTATAGAAATAAATGCTGATGGATTAGATGTTGAAATAGGTGCTAGAAACAAGATTAAAAAAGGTAAACCTAATAAACATCAAAAGTCAATTTTAGTAAAAATTAAATTAATGTATGATAAATGGGAGGAATATTTATGAGTAAAAGTATGAGTTTATGGGAATTAGGTAATAAAGGTAGAGAACTTGAAGCATTGTTTTTTTATGGGGATATTGATGAAGATACTTTGAAAGATGGTCAGGAAATGTTAATGTATGAATTAGAACATAAATCTAATTCATTAATAACTCTATATAAGAAATTTGAAGAATTAGTAGGTAAAAATAATCCTAAGAATGATGAAGAAAAAGGATTAATATGGAAAGAAGTTAAAAGATTACAAAATTATAAAAAAGATTGTAATATGAGATTTGAAAATTACAAAACAAGATTGACTGAATGTATGTATAAAATAGGTATGACAACAGGCAAGTCAAATGGTATTATGACAGATAAAGGTGTATTGACAATGACTAAAAGTCAGAAGGAAATACCTATTGATATGAATGATGTTGATGACAAGTATAAGAAATATGAAGTTAAGTTTGATGTTAGTAAGGAAGAATTGGATAAGTTGATGAAAGTTTTTGGTAAAAGACTAAAAGTTAGTGAGCCAAAACTTGATAAAGAACTTTATAAAAAAGAAGTTGGAATACAGAAAGAGCAATGTTATTCAATGACAGTAAAGTAGTTGATTATTATGTATAAACAATGGACTGTATTAGAAGTTGAGGATTTAAAAGCATTGAGTGCTACTTGTAGTAATAAAGAGTTAGCAGAGGAATTTGGTACAAGTAGTGCTTGTATTAGTAAGAAATTATCATTGCTAGGTTTAACAAATGAATATAGATATTACAGTAAAAATGATAAAGATAAAATAAAAAATTTGATATTAAATGGGTCAAGTAAGAATGATATTATTAAAATTATGAACAGAAGTAGAAATAGTTTTAATAACTATCTTTACAGAAATTATAAAACATTTAATATTAACAAGGTAAAAGAATTATTGGAAAAGGAGAAATAAAATGGTAAGATATTTAGATTATGTTGAATTTTTAGATTTAGTTAAAAATTGTGAAGTAACAATGAATTTCAGAGATGTTAAGAATAATGAATTAGATGGTCTATTTGAAACTTTTGATAAAAATAATACTTTAATTAAGAAACAAATAGGGTTAAGAGTTCCTAATAGTTACAAAGGAGAAGTTATAACTACCATAGAATTTGGGAAACTGGAAAAGGGAGATATATTATTAATTATTAATAATAGAAAGCATTATTTATCTGTTGTAGAGGAAGTGATGTATAATGAAATTTAGATTATGTGATACTTGGTGGATTACAAGTGATAAACATTGCTTTAAGTTATGTAAGATTGAAAAAAGAGTAAATAAAGATACAGGAGAAATTGAAGAAATATTAAATCCTGAAATGTATTTCAGCAGAATGAAAGGTGTAATAAATGCTTGGGCTACTGAAAAGTTAAAGGAAAGCAAGGCTAAAAAGACAAAAGAATTAATTAATGATATTAAGGAGATTGATAAGGAACTTGATAAGATATATGACAAGATAGGTAAAGGATTTGATATTTACATTGATGACTTTACTGGGAGAAAAAGATAAATTTAATGAGGTTGGAAAAATAATTTCCAACCTTTATAAGAAAGTGTTGACAAGAAAAAAGTTATATGCTATAATGTTATTAGATTGGAGATGGTTATATGGATAGGAAAGCAAGTTTAGAAACTAAATTAAGAAAATATTTATTAAAGGAAAAAGAATTAAAGGTAAAATTTGAGAAACTTCTCAAGGAGATTGAAGAAAATAAAATTAAAATAATCCTTTTAGAAAATAAGTTAAAAGAACTGGAGGAAGATAATGATTAGGAGAGTTAGTTGGAATGATGAAGAAATTGCAAGATTAAAATATCTTTTTATTGATAAAGATTTATCAATAGAAGATGTATCTTTGGAATTAGGAAGGTCTGTATCAAGTGTTAAGTATATGCTTAACAGGAAAAAGATTAATAAGGGTAACATTAAATTTAATGATACCATTACAGAAAGAATATTAAAGGAGGTGTTAAATTATAGAGATGATAATGAAATATCTGAAATAATTAACAAGGAATTTGATTTAAAGTCCACACATAAGGATATTATGAATTATTTGCAGAGAGAGTATGGAACATCAAGCAAGAGAAGATTGTTAAAAAAATTTAGTGGAGGTAAGTAAGATGAGAATGTGGGAAATTGAAGAAAGTAGGGAAATTAATTTACCTAGTTATTACTATGAAAGTAATTTTATTAAATATAATAATAAAACAAGGAAAACATATAGAAATTTTATAAATAACAGGAGAGGAAGATTTATTGTAGACTTTGTTATTTATGATTATTATACTAATGCTTGTTTAATGAAAGATAGCATTGTAATTAGGGTAAGGAATATAAATAGTTTAAGTAATAATAAATTAGAACATTTAATACAGAAAAGATATTATCCAATGAAGTTTGGAAATATTAAAATTTTAGGTGTTAGGAGAGGATAGTAATGTTAAATTGTGAATATTGTGGAAATGTAATAGAGGGGGATGAAAAATTTTATATAATTGATGATGAATATTATTGTAAGGATTGTGTTGTTGAAGAACAGAGAGTAGTATATAAAGTTTGTGATGAAGATTATTATGATGAAGATGATGTAGTTGAGTATGAAAGTAGTGATGAATATATTAATACTTTAAATAATCTTATAAAATTTTGTGATGAGGCTATTGAAACAAATAATAAGTTATTAGATGATTTAGATGATGAAAAGAAAATAAAGTATTTAAATTTTGCTAACAGTATACATAAAGAAAATAAAATCAAGTACGAAAAAGAATTAGAAAATTTTAAAAATTTATTGAAAGAAAATATTGACAAATAATAAAATATGTAGTATAATTAATTAGACTTAAAAAATTAGGAGGAAAATATGGAAGAAAAGAAATCATTTGCAGAGATGTATATGGAAGAAAAGGAAAAGTTGGGAAAGGAAAATTCACAACTTGAAGAAAACAGTATTGAAGTTGTTGATACTATTGAAAAGTTAAAGAAGGAGATTAAAAAGTATAACAGGAATGAAGTGGCAAACTTTTCAAATGTAAAATGGGAAGAATTAGTTAAAGATAAAGATTTTACAGAAGATATGGTTATAATGTTTCAAATACAGATACAGTTATATTATGATGATTATATCAAAACTCACAATGTTAGTGATGGATTGATTAGAAAAATGTATTATGAGTTTACAGGACATTTTAACCCAGATATGCTAGATGAAAATACAAGAAACAGAATATTTCCAGAGTTAAAAGAAAAATAAGGAATAAGGGATTACCCCTTATTCCACGAAAAATTAAATATAAAGGAGAGATTAAAGATGATTAAATTAATAAAATATGATAATAAATATAGATTAGTAGTTACAGAAAACATTTATGGAAAAGGGATTGTTGGTACAATGTTTAATGATATGGATGTAAAATTTTCATTTACAAGCAAGATTGATGAGATTGGGAAATTTTATAATGATACAGTAGACTTTATAATTGATATGTATGGAAATGATGATTATATTCCTAAAATTGATAAAGAAATTACAAGAGATGTATTCTACTTTATAAAAATTGAGTTAGAAAAGATAGAAGAAAAATATGGTAATATATTAGAGTATGAAATAATAGATAAAAGTTATAATGGAAATAATGAAGATGTATTAAAAATAGAGTTTGAAAAAGTTTTTGATAGATGGGGTGTAAGAATAGTGTATCAAGATTTTAATGTATTAAAGAGAGGAATATTTACAGATAGTGATATAAAAGTGTCAAGTAATTATATTATAGAATATGACAGAATTAATGATTGGTTATATATTTTAGGTAAAAGTAGTGATAAAGATGATAATATTATATTTGTTACTAATGAAGAAAAAGAAATTATTGAGAATAAAGTAAAATTAATTAATGAAAAGTATAATATTGAAAAGAGATGGAGAGCAGATGAAGGGGGTAAATATTATTCTATATACCATAGTACATTAGATATTGATAGTAGTTATGAACATAATAATGAACTTGATAATAAAAGATATGAAATAGGAAATTATTTTAAAACAAAAGAATTAGCAAAAAATAAGTTAAAGGAAATAAAAAAATTATTATTAAAATAGTTTAAAGATAGGTTATTAACTTGCATATTAATTTATGTAGGTTAATAACTAAAAAATTAAATTATAAAAAGTATAAAACTTTTTTCAAAAAGTGTTGACAAGTTAAAGAAGATATGATACAATAAGTTATAGAATAAATTAAGGAGTGATAAAAATGATGGAAATTAGAAAATCTTTATACAGAATGAAATTTACAGATAGGTTTAAAGGAGATGGTAAAAAGTTATATGATAAGTTAGTTAAATTATCAAATAATGATGATGTTAAGTATTATAGAATATTACAATGTGTAAATAATATTTATGGGGAAGTTGTAAAATATTGGTTAAGTCAGTACAGCATAAATAATATGTTAAAGAAAAAAGAATTTGAATATGATTTAGTTATTGTGTTGTATAATATTAATGAAGAAGTGCTAGAAGAAATTGAAATAAAACATAATTAAAGGGGGTTTAAATTATGAAATTAAGAAAAGCAACTATTGAAGATTTAAAAAATAAATGTCCTGATGTTGTTAAGTTATTGGATAATAGTTTAGCAGAGATTAATGATATGCAAGAATTGTTAAATTATATAAATGAATATACTAGAATTGATTTAATGGACGAAATTAAAGAATATTTTGAAGAAATTTATATATTTAACCCTAACGATGAATATTTAGACAATTTTTTAAGGAATTATATAAATAGAAATGTTAATAAAATTAAATCTAATTATTCGGAAAAATTAAGTGATGAGGAACAAATTAAAATATTTAAAAAAGCAAGAGAAGTTGAAGATGAAGTATTAGATGATGTGATGGATTTATTAGATACTTTTGATAGAGATACTGTATTAAAGAAATTAAAAGAATATGATTATATAAATGAATAGGAGTGATATTTATGTCAAATAAATTATTAAAGTTTAGTGAAAAAGAATTTGATGAAATTAAAAAAGGTGTTAGAAAATTATTCAAGGAAGAAATACAATCACATAAAAGTAAAAATTTTATGGAAATAGGGATAGATAGCAGTACAAACGTTATACATATTTTTACAGACAAATTTAATTTATATTTGAGAAAAAAATTATCTAAAGATAATAAAATATTAGTAAAAAGTAATATTGAATTGGTTAGTATTTCAAAAAACAATATAATAAAGAATAGTGATAGAATTAGATGGATTATTGAAACGGCTGATAAAGTTGTTAAATTAAATAATAGTTCATTGACTAAGATAGAAATTTTTGCAAAGTTATATAAAGATAGTATATTGGAAAATTTAAAGAGAGAGAATATTAATTTAAATTGTAAGGTTTATAGTGGTTTTATTGCTTTTAGTGATAAAGATATTAAATTTGATTTTGAAAATGAAAATGATTATAATTTTATATTATTAAATAATTCTTTACATATTGTTACACAAGATATTTTAAATAAGGTTAATAAATTAATTAGTGTAATATTGAAATATTGGAATGATATGACAAATTAAATAGTTTTTTATGAGGATTAAGTATGTGGAATAGGAATACAAAATTTAAAAGAGATTTAAAAAGAAAGTATAAACATAAGAGAGATAAATTTGATACCTTTATAAAATATTATATAAGTGAAAAAGGTATAAGATTGAAGAATGACAGAATTAGAAATTTAAAATATTGGAAAAAGTATTATAATAGGTTATTTAGAAGAAAGAAAATAGAATTAGATGAAATAGGTTTAAAAGGTAATTACTATGTAAAGTATTATAGAAGTATTGTTTGGGATAAATTTTATTAAAGGAGACGGATTAATATGAAATGTGAAATGAAAAATAATTTTAAAGGGATTATAAATGGTGTTGAGTTTGATGATGAACAGAGTTATGATTATTTAAAAGAGTTTATTGAAGATATAGAGAATAAATTTAATTTAAATATTAATAATAAAGAAGCAACTGAATTTTTACAAAATTAATTATATGAGGAAACAGAATGTTTCTATAATACGATTGATGATTATGAGGAAGCACATTACAATGCTATGGATAATTTACTTGATAATGTTGATATAATACAAGGGTTGTTAAAATATTCAAAAAAGAAAATAAACATATAGTTAAGGAGATGATTTTTTATAGATAAAGAATTAATAATAAAGGAGAATATTAATATGGTAGATAAAAAACAAGAACTTTTAAAAAAGGTCGAGAAAGTTATATATTGGATTGATAGTGAGATATATAATTATAAAAATAAAATATATTTCTTTAGAATAATCAATACAGAAAATAATATAATTATAGTACATAAACATTTAGAATTATTTTCTATTTCATACAAAACTTTAAAAGTAGAAAATAACAATGTAGAATTAATAGGGTATGAAAAAGAATTAGAAACTCTTTATAGAATATTAAAAGATATTTTGAATGGGTGTAATGTAATATATACAAAGATAGATAAAGATTATGAGTATTCTTTATACAATGTATTTATATTTGATATAATTAAATTTAAAAATTCAAAATATGTTAATTTTTATGATGATGATGAAGATAATGATTATTTTGAAGCATTTGAGCATAATATTATTGAACAAAATATTGTAGATGTATTTTATAATAATACTCTATTAATTAATGATAAATTTAAATTAGGTTTTCACAATAAAATTTATGTTGAAGATAATTATTTAAGTTATTTTGAACAAACTTTAGATTTAATAAATGGTGTATATTCTAATATTGAGGATAGAATAAAAAATATTTTTAAAGAATATATAAACATAAAATTTAAAGATATTGTAATTAAATATAGTAAAGATAATGTTTTTATATATACAGATTGTTTAGATTTAGTATATGATAATGAAAATGATTTATTAGAATTAAAAGTAAATTATAAATCTAAAGAATTAAAAAATTTAAGTAAAGACTTAGAAATCATTAAAGAAAGAATAAAAGAAGTAATTTAATAAAATTTATTTAATGGACTGTTAAATACAGTCCTTTTTTAATGTTTACAATGCAAAATTTTAAAACACAACTATACTATAACGAACTTGAGGAAATAGAAACACTTATGAAGTTCACAGGATATAGCAATG